TCTACAAGCGATCGCCAAGAAGGGTAAGACGGTGACCCATTAATCATTATAAAGTTTTCTCTTGTTTCTGCACCCCGACATTTCACAGTGAGTTTAAGAGCGCACTGCGTAGCAGAAAAAGCCATTGCGAAAAAGTTACCACTAATCTTAGGGGCAATGGCATAATCAACTAAAAGGTACGTACTGTCTGTCTGCGTTCCCTGATAAAATTTGTTGTTAGTAATGATAGGCATGGATGTTGAATAAGTAGAATTACCCTTGATCGCCAAAACTGCATTATCTGCACCGGTGTTTGCTAATTGTCCTTCAAATTGGTTAGCGTCAATGATTATAGGTGCTATCGCGTATGCTCTAATAATGTTACCACTAGCCGAAACGGATACGTTACCCCTGATAACATTTGTGGCCGCACCAATACCGGCCCCGTTAGTGAGATTAACAGTGGTAATATCGATACCATATCCATTCCCTCTAAGGAAATTATTCTCGAACCGGTTTGTATCCCCTAGTTGGGCAAAAGTCATCCCCCCAAACAAGGTGCAGTGCCGGATTATCGAATTGAACATGCCGCCAGTACCGCTGGCTATATTGCCGTTTTCGTATATCCCCGCCCCAATATACGGGGGGGTTCCTGTCCCTACGGTCGGGTCAACCCAAATTTCCTCTATAACCGATTCAGCAATGAACTGTGAACCGTTGACGGTGGTATCTAGGTAAATGCCACCTCCTCCAACAGCGGCACCGGACGAAGTTATTTTGAAGTCCGACACGTGCAGGTTCAAGCCGTTACCATGTGCGGCGTCCATTACCGGTGACACCCTGATTGCAAACGTAGATGTACTCACATCGCTACCGGCTGAACTCATAACAAGTAAAGTGGCGTTTTTGCCCTGGCCTTTGAATGTCAACATTCTATCAAGTAATATTATCTCTGTGCCAGTTCCTTTTATGGGGAGATTACCCGCTGGTAGTTTTATTTCCTGGAGTGCTGAGGCGGCTTGGATGGCTTTGTTTATGGCGGGACCCCAGTTGCCTGAATCGTCATAGAACCATGTAGGGTCTATCTCCTTAACGCTTGGTCCAAACTGGAACTTTGTGGTTGGCGCGAGCCTCCCGCCCTTCTCCACTTTCAAAGCTCTGTCGGACGGCCAAACACCGTGAGTCGTTGCGGTGGAATAGTTGGACTGCGTAGCGTTGAGCACGCTGGTTACCACGACCGTCTTACCTGCACAATCACCATCCGTCCCAGCTGCTAACAGTGATGCTTTGAGTGTGGGCAAAGCCCCCGCCGGATTGATGCACTGGATCTCAGCTCGACTGGTAACTGCCACTCCTAACAGCAGCATCACGCCCACAATTATTTTCGATACCATACTTACCCCCTAATCTATTTTTATTGATGTGGCAACCCTATCGGGCTTTCCTGTGCCTGCGTTATTCTCGGTACCATATACCCCCCTGGAGTACGAGGTGTACAAACTCGCCGCCCGTTGTGAGCACATACGATGCCGCACCTCCGGGGAAAGTATTGCCGTTGGTGTCGATCAGTATTACTGTGTTGGCGCTACTATCGGTTTTAAATACCGCTATCTCGGTGTAGCCCTTTAGATCTTTGGTGACTGACAACCCGGTCGTATCATAGTACAGCGGTGCAACGCCCCCACCACCCGATCCGCCGGCAGCCGACACATTATCCACCGTGTAGATCAAATTGCCCGCCGAGTCGTAGAGCGCGACTTTGTAGAAGCCGGTCAGCCAAACATTTGCCCTCCCTGCTGAGTCCATAATAACAGGGTTGGCGTTGGTGGTGGCACCGCTGGCATCCGTATAAGTGGCTTTCGGTGTGACCGTACCGGGTCCACACGTCGTACCCGGTAGGCAGGTGTACAGCCGACCCCCCGATAGCGGCGCCCCCTGGCTGGTGAAAAACTGCGCCTTGGGCATCGGCATCAGACTCATAGCAGCGTAGAGCGGCTGGCACGTGGTGAGGGTCAGCAGGCACAGTGCTAGTAGCGTACGGGTAATGTAGATCATCCTTTGAACTCCTTTAGCCACTTACCTATCGTGGTCGGTACGTGAAACTTGTCGGATAGCCACCATAGAAACAATAGACCGACTAACGCCCGGTCGGTAAATTGTTTCTTGATGCTATCCCAGAATCTCTGCTGCCTTTTCTCCGCCACATACCGCCCGTCCTCCTTGGCGTGCCGCAGCTCTATATCTCGCAGCTGCACAAACGCCTGGTCGATATCCGTCTCTAGTTTTATTGACTTGGTGGCATGCTCATCCAGTCGTTGACCATGCCCCGCGATAGTGGCACCTTGGTACGCTATGGCCTCCATTGCTATGGCCTGGCGTTCCATAAGTTCATCTTGCCGGTCCATGCGTTTGTCCCACCTGTCAATGGTCTTGTTGATTGACTCAAGCACTGGGTTCTGGGGGCACTCGGCCACGGTATGAAGTGTCATAGGTCTGAGGGCTCCTGTATGATGAGTGCCCATTTTACTTCGGGCTTATCATACCAGCGGTCATTAAATTGTTTCCGACTGTAACGGTCAATCTTTGCGTTGTACGGGTTAAAAATATGAATCGCTTTGCCTGCTTTCACAACTACCCCGTAATGTCCTTCGCCACCCCACTGGTATAGCACCATAGCGGGTAGCGGTATATCTCTGATGTCCCGACCTTCATAGATAGAGTGACTGATACTCACTCTATTCAGGTACGCGGATAGGTTCGACGGCTCAGTGCCCGTTTCGTACTTGGTTTTAAGCTGCTCCTCGGTCGGCATGTAGTCGATGGGCCGCGCAACGTGTGGCCACACAAGTATGCTGAAAAGATACCGTAGAGCGAACACTCCACAGGTCGCTTCATTCGACTGGCGGAATGCTAAGAGAGATAGATCTTGCAAAATGTCGCCTCGCGTCCCGAGTCAAACCAGTTCTGGTGAGTGTGAAAAAACTCGCCACCGAATGTCTCGCAGAGATGTGTCATGGCTGGGTGGGTGCAGTGCGCCGTTACGGCCTCGCACTTACCGGCAATTCGCCCCATCCAGTTAGCCATCAGGATTTTGGTGAGTCCTTTACCTTCAAACTCAGGCAGAATTGCTGCTGAGTAGAGATAGATGTATTGACCCTCGGAATGATCAACATCCAGTATCTCCTCGTCAAACTCGGTATGCCTAACTCCGTACATCTCACCCGCCAGCTTGCCGTCAACCAGCAGCCAGACCGTTATGCAGTTTTTAAGTAGGTCGGTCTTGTCAGTAACATCCAGCCGCAGCTCGGGCTCAAAAATGTCCTCAAACTGCATAGTGGTGTCAATGGGTAAATCCGTTCTAAATGTGATTTTCATATTTCTGCCTTTCCAAAGTTTATTCCGAACTTTTCACCGGCTTCTATCTGCTTCTCTGCCTCGTCGAATATGGTCATGTCATGCTCCATATCCTCGGTCTTGACTGTCTCGGCGATTTTCATGGCCTTGTCCGCCGCTTCTTTCCACGTCTTGCCAGACGCTGTGACCGCCCCAAAAAATGATCCGTTGCCGGCAGGGATGCAGTGCATCTTACCGCCATGCTGCAAATGGTTCTTCAGCTTGATATTGTCCGCATGCTCTTTGGGATAATCCACTACCAGCTCATGCGACTCATGCCACGGCGACCGCAGGATAACCTCTGCGATATACGGGTTGTCCCATTTGAGGACAGGTAGGACGCCCCCCGCACACAACCAGGCCACCTCAGCGTAATTGACAATGTGCTCACACATGGCCTCGCTGGGCGGACTGGGCGCTCGTTGCGTCGCGTCGATAAAATAACCTTTGCCGTCCTCGGTAAAAATTATCTCGGTGGATAGGTGCCCGTTATATCCGAGTTTCTTGTAGACACCGGACACGGCTTGATTGACTTTATCTATCGCTTCTGGTGTCTCTGCAAATATCTTGCCCAATAATCCACGATCTTTTATTTCGTAGCCGACCAGACAGTTTTTAGTATACTCGCCGTTCACGCAAAAGCCGTCATAGCCGCCCTCGGCCTTTTTCTTGAGGACATTCTGCACCAATATCTCTATCGTGCGGCTAGCGTGCTCACCGATTCGTTGCTTCACATCGTTCAGTTTGGCCTCAAAAGCCGTCATATCTCCCGGATACTTCATGGTTTCAAAGTCCTCACGGTAGTACGGAGTCTTGAGCCATTTTGAGTTTTTACCTCTCAAGTACTCGGCCAGTGGGTCCAGACCCTTGATACGGTGCGTATATGCTACGGGCAAACCACAGTCAACCAATGTCTTGAGGAAATAATCTTTATCCAGTTCCATCTTCTCGCTGCGACCCGAGCCGAATACCCGATGCCCCTGTGCCCGCAGATAGACCTGCAGATCACCGTCGTAGCAGTCCGGGAAAAAGATCAGGTCTGCTTTGGCGACGTACGGCCAAAATGAGTAGACGCGCTCGATCTCGGGGAGACCGGTGCCGATGTCTTTGAAACGTGAGGAGGGGTAGGGGGCCGACTCGGCCAGGTAAAACCAGACTTTCTTGAACTTCTGACCGAGTTTCTGGGCGAGGAAGATGTAGAGACCTTTGCGCCCATAGACCAGACACGTCTTATCAGACAGATCCACCGCTTGCGGGTCTTTCTGCTTGATACCCTTGGCAGCAGCATAGATACCGGAGTGTAAACCTTCGGGTGGTACGTCGGTGAGTTTGGAGTGGACGGCGGGCTCGTGACGTTTTACCCATCCGAGTGCCATTTTGCGGGATAGCCACATACTACCCCCGTTGGGCTGGAAACCGTGGGTCGCATCCGGCATACCGGTGGGCAGACCATGCGCCTCAATGATCGTGGCGTGCGAGTCGCTTGGAGTACCTGTTACAATGGTTCCATCCGGTATGCGGACTGCTGGCAATAAACGCATGTCACTCCCAGACTAGAAAGTCGAATCTGAATACGAACCTGTTGACTGCTATGTCGAAACCTCTCAGCACTCTCACCTTCACGCCCGGTGCTTCTGCACTACCACTCAGTGCCATACCGGGTGGCATGTGTATGCTAAAATCTACTTCTAACCCCTCCGGTAGGTTCATCTTGGCTGCGCCCCACTCTTTCCATACCGAGAGGTTGTCTACCGCTGGTTGTATAAACTTGTTGACAAATTCTGGTATGGACAGTAGTGCAAAATCTTTGTCGCACGGGTCGGATTTGTTGTTGGAAAGTAGCATTAGACGGGTGGTCATCCTGGGTTTTACGGGGTACTTAGCTAGGTAACAGCGCAGTGCTTCTCTCGCGACTACATCTCCTGAAATAGATTTTATCATTTTTTCTACCTACCTTTCTTGTTGACAGCGTGTGGTGGCTAGTGTATGCTACATTTAAGAGGTGACGCTATGTTCTGGCCCGTATTTGCTACCGTACTGCTTGCTCGTAGACCCGCCGGTTGGTACGTATTATTTATCGTTTACGCGCTTTGCTACTGGTGGACGGCTTAGCGATGCCGATAGCTTTCTTTAAAACGGGCTTTTTGTCAAGTTTTTTCGTCTGTTTGACGGTTAAAACTCGCTCTTTTGCATGGAGCTTGGCCGGACCCGTCTTTTTGACCAATCCACCCTTTTTGTACTCCTTCATAGCTTTTTCCGTTTCGCCCTTGCGGTCGAGCATGGCTTTACGGGCATCCGTTCCGGTATCTTCAAACTTGCGCTTTGGAGCGGGCTTGGCTGGCGGTGTGGCTGCCTTAGCTGCTTTGGTTTCCCCGCCACGGACCGCTATTCCGACACCCTTTTTAAAATCATCCCATGTAGACATAACCCCTCCCTTTTTTTTCTAGTTGGCAAAAGGACTTAACCCCCCTGACATTCTTCGTCTTGCGTGATCCACCGCTTTTTGCATTATTTTGCGGCCCATTGTAGTTTTAAACATCTCTGGACCCACCGGGTTCTGTAGCAGGTAGTTGACTTCGTTTTTATCTAACGTAGGTACCATTGTGGGTATTTCTACCTCTTTGCCACCCAGGTTTACACCTATCGATATCTCGCTAGATACTTTGCCGTCTGGTCGGTTCATCAGTCCGAGCCACCCATTACCCTTGTCGCTGCCATCCGCCCGCTTACTCCAGTTGGTCTTATCAACGGATGCTGCTTTAGCAGTCGGCAGCACCGTACCAGGCTGAGTAGGTGTGAGTATTTGCTGACCGGTCTGGCCTATGATCTGCTGCGTACCATCCGCATTAACCAAAGTTTCAGGTTGCTTCTCGCCCACTTTGTACTGCTGTCCAGGTACGACTGGCCCACCATTCTCTCTGCCCTCAAGCTGACCGGCTTTCCATTCGCCATACGTACTGCCGTGGTGCCAGTCAGGCGTATCCTCGGCGGGTGGTGCGGGCTCCGGGTCTGGTGTGCCCACTGACTCCCATTTATCCGCCGCTTGTTGCTGATCGTCCGGCGGTGCAGCGGGTGCTGCGGCATTTGCTGCCTGTCCAGCTGCACCCCGCTTGGTGGCCTGTTTCATGTACCCCTCAAACTGCGCTTTGAGATAGTTCACCGTGTGCGCCGAGTGGTCGCCCTCAAGCACCGCCGTCAATGCGTCGGCCTTGCGACCGTCGAGCATTGCGTCCATTATGAACTCTTTTATCCGGCTCAACTGGAACTTGGTACCCGCCTTTATTAGTGTGGACACAATGCCTGCCGAGGTGTTGACTGCACCCCCCATTTCGACAAGACGCGCCCCGTCGCGGGCTACTTGGTACCCCAGCCGAGCCTGTATGTTGCCGGTGGCGTTCTCTCTGGTGTTACTACCGGAACCGTACCCTCTGGCATTTCTGGACTGACTGATCTTTTTCAGTGTGCGGTAGAACCGGTGCAGCTTGGCTAATTCGGGTTTGTCGAATATTTCCGGCAATACGTCCTTCAGCTTTAATCTCAGCTCATTTGCTTTGGCGTAAGATAACTTTGGTCTACCCAGCGAGTCATCCACCCCCGACTTTGCCAGTTCATCGTACATGTAGTCACGAAAAAGACCCTTAACGCCCTTGACATACGCTGGATCGTCGGCACCAAAAGCTTTTAGGTCTCGGACTGCTTGCACTTTGTTACGTATTTTTAGGATAGCAGGCACTATCTCGGATGGTGGCAGGTCCATTATCTGCCCAACTACGGACTTGTTAAATGCGTCCACATCAGCCTGAGCTAAAGCGACCGACTCCCGGATCTTCTGCGTACTGCCAAATTCGTCCCGCAAGTCGTACTTAGTAAGTGTCTCTTTATTGTTGGCGATCCAGTCAGCAATTTTATGGGGCTTACTATCGACCAGACTGGACAACTCGCGGTTGTAGTGGTCGCGCATAACATCAGCAGCAGCCTTGCGCCCTACCTCGTCGGGCAGCAGTCGGCCCTTGGCGTCTCGCTCCGTTGTCTCACTGAGCGATCTGATAAGATCGTCGGCACCGGTCGGCGTGGTGTACTTGGCCGGCAACTTCTCAGTGGGTAGCCTGGTGCCGTCGGACTGATTACCCCGTTTAAAGATGTCTTCCATAGCGCCGGTACCGTACCGCTCTTTTTCCAGTCGTGCCAGACTGTTGGCTTTCTTATAGGCAGCGGAAAAATCCTCAGCCGGTTTCAAGTCGGCCAGTTGCTGCTGGCGCTGGGCGATACCTTCCTGGAGGCTGGTGACCAGTTGCGGATTGGCCGTTGCTACGGTGGGGGGTTGGTAATCTGCACCACCACCCTTACCTTTGAGATAGGTGAGTCTGTCCGCCAGCGACTTGGCGTACTGAGCGTCGGTAATGCCTGTGTTCTGCATGATCGTCTCGCCTTTGCCGGCCAGATACTTGGCGAGGTGAGCATTCTGCTCTTTGAGCGGGGGCGGTGCGGCCTGCTCCTTAGCCAGTTGCTTCTCGGCCTCGGCAATCTCTGCTTTAATCTGTGACGGCCTGACCGCACGGAGCTTGCCGCCCGGAGCGGCTGGCGGGGCCAGCATAACGTCGCCCGTCTCAGCCGCTTTGCCCATGGCTTCGGCATCCTCGATCAGCGCGGACTTCATCTCCCCGAGGTAATGTGCAATGGTGGGGTCTACGTTTTTGCTGTACAAGTCCCTGTTAATCGACTTATACGCCGCCTCATAACCAGATGTAGTCCGCTCGTTATTGAGGATAGCTTTAAACTTACTAGTAAGCGTACTCTTAGCCACATCATCGATAGTTGTGTCTGCTGCGATCCTCTTGTACGCGCTCTCGGCAGCGGGCCACTCCATCTCATAACCCAGCTTCTCCACATCATTAAATGCCGCTTTTTTCTGAGTATTAAGCGGCTTGCGTTTGGCAGCCACAACATCAACCAGCGTGTCGCCCACTGCCTGCGGTCCGGGTGCTTGCTCCAGTCGGGTCGTCTCCCCAGCCAATTTACCAGTAGCGACATTTAGAGTACCCCGCTTCTCAGCAGCTATAGCTGCTATCCTGTTTCTAATATCCGGTACTTTAGCAGGCGCCACCATCTTAGCCTGTCCCGCCGCCAGACCAATCAACTCGTCCTCTTGCTTCACAAGTCGGCCCGCAAAAGATGGGTTGTCGTTAGCTTCATTCTTTGTAAAATCAGCAAGACCCTTGTTGCCCTCCAATGACGCAGTGGGAAACTGTGGTCGCTGACCCTCTTTCTTGGTAGAACCCAGGGTGTTCTGTAGTGACTCGGATTCAGCTCGGTTGTGCGCATGTACTTTGGCAGCTCTGGATGACAACGGATTGGCAGTGGCAGTGTACTCTTGGGCAGCGGTAAGTTTTGCCCGCTTGGTGGATAATGGCAGACCACGCTCGGCCACGCCTCGGGTGGCCGCCTTGGCGCCGGACCGTAGGGCGTTGAGTGATGGTTTGATAGCCATAATCCCAGCTATGTCGCCGCCTATGTCTACCGCGTCCCTCACCAATCCGGTATTACCGGTTACGTCCTCAAATTTATTAGTAGCGTCACCGAGATCATTACCCATATACCCCATAAGACGGGACTGGCCGAGTACCGGTTTAAACGCCCCAGCTTCGGACGCCTCTCGACCAGCGGCCCATGCCTCTTTTACTGGACGACCCGCCGATAACGCACCGGCAAATGCTCCTGTACGGTTTGCCAGCTTATTAACGCCCTGCACACCCTGTGTAAGCGCACCTTCTGCGATACGCGGTACTTCCATCAGCTCATTGGAAAGTCGGTCACCCACCTGACTCCAAAATCCAGGTTGTGCCTTGACGGCAGCCACACCAGCCTTGTTGGCTTTGGACCACTTGCCCTCATTGGCTGTCGGTGTGGCTACAGCGGGCTTACCACCGCCAGTAGATTGCAGATACTGGAGCGTCTTGGTACTGACCTTACCCAAATTGCCCGCCTGCATAGCTTCCAGATCCGGGGTCGGTATTTTGCTGTAATCCACATCGGCCATGGGCTATTTTCCTTTGCGGCGTGCGAGTTCCGCCGCTATGGCGTCTTGTGTGACTCCTGCTGGTAACGTGTCGGCGGGTGTCTGATCCCCACCCTGAACTCGTTTGTACACGTCCTGTATCCGACCTTCAATTTTTCTGAGTTGTTTGTTGTAACTTTGGGGTGAATTATTAATTTCGGTTTGTGCTTGTTTTATCTTGGCCTCCAGCACTTCCCAGCTATCGAATTTGCTCATTATCTGCTCGGCTGACATCTGAGCACCCACTGACAATTCCGCGACCGACCGGGCAGCACCAGTTGTGACTTTCATATACTCTTTCTGGAATGCTTGAAGCGCGACCTCAAACTGGCCGTATTCTTTGCTGGACATATTCTTTTTCGCCCAGTTTACAAAATGGTTGGGGCCAGGGTAACTGGAGCGTCTGTAATTCGCACTGGCGGTACGCAATGCTTCTGCATTTTTTTCAGACTGACCGACCGCTTGAGCAACCGCATCGGATGCTGTTTTTAAGCTTATCAAAGATTTGGTGTCCGCTTTTAACTGCTTGGACCCCGCCATTACCTGATCGGGCGTAAGACCCCATTCGCCTATCCGCAACGCGAAAGCATTGAGCATGGCCTCCTGCTTGTCGATATTCCCCCGGTACTTGCCGAAAGTCTGCCAGTTAGGGTTATCAAGCATCTTAGTAAATTCCATATCCAAAGCGCCCTTGTTAAGCCCGATATACTTCTGGAGCTGCGGCAGGGTATAGTCGGCGGTTTTACCTTTACCGGCCGCACCGGTTTTACGCGCGTCCGATTTACTCTTAAACTCGTCGCGGATAATGTATGTGTCCCTCGTTTTTTCCTTCTTTAAGTCCTTTAGCCCCTCCAATACCTCTGTATCGGTCGGTACCCTACCGAGCGTCTCTTTAAGTGATCCTTTGACAAGCTGCTCGTCAGATTTAGTTTTTTCGATAGCGCCACCCGTGCTAATCTCCGCTGCATTGGTAATATTTTTATCTTTCCCGCTAAGTTTCCACGACATCCCAGGTGTAGGGTACACTCCTTCTGGTATGTGTGGCTTCAATTTCTCATAGGCGGCGTCATACCCAGCCTTGTCAGTCTTCGGGTCTGGGATTCTCAACTCTACCTCAAAAGCATTGTTCGGCCCCGGTAAAAACCCCTTATTCTTGATGGCGTCCAGCGTCGTGTCGGCGTTGCGTTGCGCCACGGGGTTGTTGGCAAGGGCTTTTTTGCCCTCTTCCAGAAACTTGATCATCTCGGTTTTACGCTTCTTCTCGTCTGGTATGTTGAGTATCTGTTCTTTACGCTCGGCGTTCAGCGCACCGTACTCACCGACCTGCTTGGTGTAGACCACTTCCTGCTGCTGCTTGAGCTTCTGCGTGTCGGCATCCAGAGCCATAGCCGCTTGGACCGCCTGCTTGTTGCCGATCATATTATTGTCAGAGAGATACTTCTGGAGCCACTGAGTCGTAGGGCGGCCAGGCACCTTAATCTCGTACTTATCGTCGGTGTAGCTCGGCGTGGTATCAGCGGGTGCGGTGCTGGGTGACTTCTCAGACTCGTACGCCTTTAAAAACATACCGGGGTCAGCGGCGGGCTGCTGGTCGGGCATACCTGATAGCGGGTTGGCCGGCAACGGTTGAGCCTGTGGATTGAGCGGTCCCTGCTGAGGTGTGGCGGCAAGTGGGTTGGCTGCGGGCTGTGCTGGCGCAGCGGGTGCTTGACCCTGACCGCTGGACAACCAGTTACCCGCCAGCATGTTCTGCGCCTGCTGCTCCACCTGGTCCTGCATCTGCTGGAGCGCGGACGTGCGGCGGTTGTCGCGCAACCGATCACCCATAGCGAGGACGTTCATCACCTCGCCGGCGGTAACGGGTGGTGTCTGCTGCATCGGCTGGAGAGGTGTTACGGGTACTTCATACGCTCCGGGGAGTGCCATCACCGACCTCCTGTTTGAAACGGGCCTACAGCTGCGGGGTCAGAATACGTGTAGTTATAACCGCCCGTACCGTACGGGTTGTACGTTTGACCGTTCTGTGCGGCGGTTAGCAGATTCTGCTGGTTCTGGTAATTCTGGTAATTTTGCACACCGCTCGTAAGAGCGTTACCGGCAATGTTACCGATATTATTCATTGAGGCTGACCGGGCATTACCAGCGGCTATCTGTGTACCCGCGATATTATTGGCGGCGTCGGTCCCTATTGTGGTCACATTATTAGTCATATTCTGGCCCGCTTGCCCTATTTGGCTCGCCGCTATCTGACCCGTGCCCGCCAGACCCGACAACCTATTAAAGTCCGTATTCTGGGCGTTGAGGTTCGCGTTGTACGATGTGAGATTATTTTGGAATCCCTGCTGGTAGTACGTTTCGGCGTTGTTGCCCGCGAGAGCCTGGAGCGCCACCATCTGATTACCACTGCCGAGAGACCCACCACTTGCCGCCCCCGCCCGATTACTGGCGAGGATGTTGTTCTGCTGGGTCATCATATTTTGGTACAACGGATCTTTCTTAAAAGCGGCCATGTCATAGTTTAGCGGGGTGGGCGTAGAGGCAAACCGTCCGCCTGGTTGCATACCTGTAGACAACTGGTTTACGGCGTCCGTACCCGCTTTGAGCCACGGTGCCTGGTCCGCTCTCTGCTGGAGAAATTCGTTCCATTGGACCTGCGTGGCGGCATCTGCCGCACTGGCCGTTGTTTGGGCCGCTGACTTTTGAGCGTCTGCCGCATTACTTGACGACGCATACGACACACCCGCTGAGATTGCCGCCCCCGCTACTACCGCAACTGCTATCCACATGACGCACCTCCTTGGTGCAGCTTGAATCCGTCCTTATACCCTTTCATAATTCCTTCGTTGATAATCTGGCAGATCGGCACTGGATAGCACCGGCCATCCATAGCCAACATAAATACAGGGCGCGACGCTTGGTGGTAGTCCAAATTATCTACCGTAGGCGCCGAGCTGAGAGATACCTGCGTACCCCCGTCCAACTCCAGGTAGAGACAATACATATTGGACCGCTCCACCGCCAGAGACATCCGGGGGTGGAGGTCTGCAAATTTGGCGATGAATGCTTTATGAAGATCGGAAAGATACAACTGGTTGGTGTCACCCTTATTACCCCAATTTTTGAACATGGTGCGTATTCTCAGCATGGGGTAATACTTCTTGGTCACATCAAACCACTCTCTGATGTAATCCAGCTCGTCGAGTGTCTGAATGGAAAACATAGAACACATGGCGTGCTTTCCTGATTTCTCCATGTTCTCCAGCGCGTGTATCTTGGCAGCAAATACGTCCGGCCCGTAATTCTTGGGGTGCTGCATGGACATGGCAAGGCGCAGCACATTGCCCTGACATAGCGGTGAGTCGAGTAACCGACTAAAAAACTCGTCGTCGGCTAGTCTGATCATGTTGGTGATCGCATTGATGCCCCAGCCGTGATCTGCCGCTTCTTGGGTAAACTCAAAAAAGTCTGGGCGTAGTGTAGGCTCTCCGCCCGACATAAGCAGATTAAACCCACCGTAGGGAGACAGCACGTTGTTGTAGTACGAGAACGGGTGCATCGGCTCCGCACCCATCGGGTAGTAACACCAAGAGCACTTCATGTTGCATTGGTCGTGGGTGTGGATGATAATTGTGTTATTGTTCCCGAGCGTCCCTAGCGAATAGAAATTGCTTACATGTTGGATGTCTTTCTCTACCACAGCACTGAACGGTCCATGCTCCGGGCATTCCTTGGTCATCACAACCATGCCGTTCTGGAATATTATCGCCGCTTCAACTTTCCGGTAGCAGACCGGGCATAGCGAGAGTGTCTTTATCATAACGTAGCAACCTTCCCGGACACGCTGGCCCGCACCACACCCGCCACACTGGCGGTCAATTGTAACGTGTACCCAGTCAGCAGCACCTCGGCCATAGCCAGTGGTAAGTACTGGCCTGCAGTCAGCAGCTGGTCGCATACATGCGTTGCCACTCCAGCCACTCCACCAGGCGGTATAGCGTGGATGGTGGCCGTACGGCTGGACCCGTCGGTATTAAACAGACTTACCCATTCCACGCGAGTAATGGCCTGCGCCTTATACTGAGGCGTTGCGGGCGCTGCGCTGGGGAGTGCCACACCGGGTATCAGTAGGGCATCCGTGGTGGGGTCGATATTTTTAATAGTCTGTACTTGCCCCGGACCGCTCATCTCTCCACCTCGGCGTAACCACCTAGTAATACTACACGGGTGGGATCTGACCCCCGCAGTTGCCACACCTTATCACGGGCCGCACCCAATTTCCAGAAAACAATACGACCCGTAGCATCCTTGACCCGCTCGCTGCCGTAGGTGTGCCCACCATCCGTGGAGTATGATAGACCTAGCTGTGGTTTGGACGCAGTATCTGTCAGTACTACGGAGGCGGGGGGTGGCAATGGAAACCCCGGAGGGGGTAGCTCCGGTCTGCCTATGGGTGTATACCCCCTGTTCAGTAAAGAGCTGTTGGTGGGGTCAACAAATACCACTTGAGGCGGCTGCGTGTAGCCCGTCCCGCCCGCTGTCAAGGTAACCGACTGGATGCTACCCAGACCCGCCACTGCTGTAGCGGTTGCACCGGACCCGTTGCCGTCGGTTGTAACTATGACCACTTGCGGGTCCATAACATAATCATACCCAGGGTTGGTAATGGTGATACTTGCAACAGCATCGCCAGACAGAGTAGCTACCCCAGCCGCTACGCCCGGTACGGTGGTAATATCCGCATCGATCTCCAGCCTATTGACGAACAGACGATCCAGATCGTCATTGTCGAATAGGTGGTTGGTTCTCCGTAGCCACACTATCGGGTTTCCCACCTCAGTCAATCGCTCCTGGCTCATATGGTAGATATTGCCCGACTGGTAATCACCGACCAGGTGCATGTTGTTAAAATAACAATACGAGTTGCTGAGATGCCGGTTTATCGCGTACGGGTTGTCCACATACGAGCTGCGGTCATGCCACATCTGGGTGATCGTGTCGTAAACAAATGTCTCGTTATCGCCGGGGCTGGTAAACACGACAAATGTGTGACCACCCTCGCTGTAGCTGTAACCGAAAGCGTTTACTCGGTCCGTCCACTTACCCATCCGGTAGACATACGCCGGGGTGCCAATCCGCATCGGTGTGGCGCCGTTGAGCATGACAGGCCCGATAAACTCCCCGCCGTTCTGCTTCCGCTCGGTGGCCAGCCAGAAAATACTACCCTCGCCCTGGCAGACTGACCCCGGTGACTCGGTACCCCACGGCACGACCGCACCGGAGATCCGGCTGAACGGAAAACCGTTGATCGTTGGCGTGCCATTGTTCCCGTAGTACTCAGTGGTGTACTGCTTAATAAAAATGAGTTGTTCGGAAAAAGCGATTGGTACCTGTACGATGTCCGAGGCAGATTGCACGGGGGTAGTCGCCAGAGCGTTCCATGTCGTACCGTCGTATAGTTCCGAGGCTGAGGCGTTCATAGTACCGTTGGTGACGATGAAGTAACCATCGATGTACTCTACGTGGGAGGGAAACGTGGGAAATCCGGGGCTGGAGATGGTAACGAAGGTATTGGCTATCACATCATAGATGTACCCGGCCTGTCCGTCTACGATCATCAACTGGTTGCCGCCGATACCAGCGGACAAGATACCGTTATTTTTCATACTGACCTGCCCGAAGGAGGTCAGTAGCGCGCCGAGTTGCGCCGAGGCGGTGCCCGTAGCGTCAAGAGCGAACAGACCGTTGGCCGATACCACATAATTTTTACCGTTGAACACGTGCTGACCGCGATTTGGCCCGACCCCCACGTTACCCCATTGGGAGCATCCTGGGGTCTTGACCAACGATATAACAGCCTTGCTGGTCGGATCTGCGTCCAGCTCGGGGTATAGGTTGACAGACCGACTCGCATTTACGTTGAGTGATCGGCCCTCCCCACTGCCGCCGAGTATTTGGAGCTTGGGCATTACTGCACCTCGTCGCCGACATAAATGTTAAATACGCTCCGCTTGCTGCCCGGTACGTCCAGCGGCACAAGACCCTGAACGGAGTTGAGCGTCATAATCGTGCTCATGGACTCACGTGCCGCTTTCTTAATCTCCATCGGTATCGGCTGGGTGTGCTTGCGATACTCGTAATACTGCTCAATCGCCCCACAAAACTTGAGAGCCCGGAAATACTGAGGCTCCATCGTCAGGGTGTCAGTCGGGTTGACAAACTCGGTGAGCATCTTCTGCTGCGTGACAAACAGCGTGTAAGGGGTCGTGCCGTCCGGTATGACGTAAACCCAGATCGTACCAGTCTGCACCGCCTGCTGGGTAAGACCCGGATCGTACCAAAGGGCATCCGGTCGGCCTTGGGTAATCGACTTGTCGTCGCGGGCTTTGTACTGGTCCTCAGAATAGATACTCATGCCTGTATCCACACTCTGCCCGTCTCTGAGAAACGCCCCCGTAACTGTCATCGGTTTGGACGTGTTGAAATTACCGCCCACCCCGATAGTGTAGCTGGCTTTACCGGCGACCAGCGGGAAACCCTCTTGCACCAACGCCCGGACCATCAGACGTTTGGCTGACCAACTGTCCAGCATAATATTGTTGGCCTGGATAGCGTTGGTGATCATCATAGCATCAGCCGGTTCAACCGGATCAAGTACGCCGATCAGCCGCAGCTGGGCCTCAATAATATCCTGGACAGTTACGATCATTTAGTCGGCTCCGGTGCTTCAGGTGTGACAGCGGCGGGCTGCTTACCGGTCTTGGCGGTCGGCTCCATTACAGCTTTTTGCAGCTTGGCCAGAATGGTACCATGCGCTTTAAGCAGCTCGGCGGTACGGTCGCCACCGGTACGCTCGTCCATATCCGCTACCAGTTTCTCCAGCAGCTCCACCCGTGCGGATAGCGCCACGATGTCGGACTGTTTGGCCTCACCGGCTGTCTCTTCGATCAGGGCCTTGGGGTCCGGTTTGGTCAGCGACCAACCATTTATAATGTGATAGTCCAGTTGCTCCTGACTACCCACCACATACTCAGCGCCCTGCGCGTTGTAGATGGTCGCCGGAAAGATCTGCCCAGTGCTGTCGTCGTACTCGTCCTCGATCAGATGATTCATTGTGGTCACATTCCTTTCAGAGTGGGTTGTTACATACCCTTCATGTAATCTTTGACGGTCGGCTCGACCTTCTTTTTCTTCTTACCGCCTTTTTTCTTTCCGATTACAGCTTTTTCAGCGGCCAATGCACCCTTGGGGTGCTTAGTTTTGAGAAGGTTTTTGATCTCTTTTTCGCCTTTCATAGCAGACTCCTTATAATTATGAGTACGAGTGAGCTGCCCGCGAGTAGAGCGAACAGCGGGGATTTAAGATAGTGTAGCAGCACTGCCTCCGCCCACTTCCACATACCAGATGGTTCCAACAGTCTTAACGACACCAAACGCTTCTTTGACCGCACGCATGACGCCGGGCCAATTTTCCGAGAAGTCGTGGCCCGCGATTACCCGCTTGGCCTTATCTCGCCAGGCTTCAATATTCGCTTTGCACCCTTCGTAGGTGTGCTCTGCGTCGATAAATACCATGTCCGCATCTTCAACGCAAGCGGCCATTTCCGAGCTGTTGCCGCGTGCGACCCGCAGGTTGGGGTACTGACCGACATTACGTTGGAACGTCTGAAAAACGTCCTCTTTTTCAACTATTTCCGACAAAATGCCGTTACTCGACGGGTCGTGGCCGGTCCAATTGTCAACGCATGTGACCATGCCCTTGCAACCCTCCAGCAGTACCGTCGCACTGCGCCCTTTCCACGACCCCAGCTCAACCACACTACCCATCCGACCGGCGGTATTAAGCAACCACTCCAACTCTTGGTCGGTCATAAAGCCGTCGATCACCCGTGCTTTTTGTACGGCGGGTGGGTACTGCGCCTGTTTCTGCATAAACTCATGGAAGTTACCCGAAAATCCTTTGCTACCTTCGTGAATGAAATCCACGTTGGGCAAACAGTGCATCTTGCCACCAATTTCCGACCAGAGATGACAGAAACCGTAGTCATCACCATACCACCGGCCCTTCTTGACAAACGTACCGAACAGGTCATGGGTCATCAAACCGCTGGCGCAGTCGCGGTACGCAAGTTGCGGGTAAGCGTCCTGCATCTTTTCCAGTACGTGCCGGCGAATCTTGAGGAAACCTGTGGCCAGACCTTCAGCCAGCAGCACACCATTCTCATTGACCGGATGATGGTTTGCGTCGGTTGCCAGCGACACGGCAAATTCCTCAACGGCCTGCTTCTTGGGGTACGCTCCACCAATTACATCCTCGGTGCTGGTAATCAGATCCCGGAATGCTTGCGGTGAGAATCCCAGATCTGCGTCGATAAATACCAGATCGGTGCATTCCGACGCCATAAACCGCCGGACCAAGTTGTTGCGGGCCATGGTCACATAGGGGCATCCGGGCTCAAACTTGAACTCGAAAGGAACCTCCATAAGCAGGAGGGCTTGCATGGCGTTCATCAGAGACTGGACGGTGGATACGCATACCTTCTTGTCGTAGCAGGGAATGCCGATAAAGATTTTTACTGGGGGTGCTTCAGTCATTACTCTTCTCCTTTATGACGGGGTTTGTAGTACGGCCACCCGACGTTCTCCACCCCGTCATAGAGTAGAGTCCGCCGGGGGCCGACTGGTAGAGGGCTTACGCCCCTTTCATTGCACTCAGACCTGATTCACTGAAAGTCTGTTGCATCTCATTGACCAGGTTGGTAAGGCCAACGCGGCTGGCGGACAGGGCCACCCAACTTCCCGGTACGCCCCCGCCGGCTCCTACGGCATTGAAAACGCCGATGGTGTAAATCTCGGTAGCCGGAATAATAGCAACCGCCGTGACGTTCTCGAAGGTAATGGCCAGTGTATTTGCTGCACTGACCCTGACCCCCGCGATACCCAGACCAGCCTGGAAGGACGGCTTATTGACAAAAGCAGTCGAAGGGCTGGAGTTGATAAACGGGAGACCCGCAACAGTAAATGTCTGCTCGGCGGTAGTGTTGGCAGCTACCGAAGTGGGAGCCAACTGTGATGTCAGCACCGTGAACGGTGACAACGGGGTCTGCTGGAATGTCGTCACAAAATAGACATCCGTAGCAGACGGGGTGATAGCCGCTGCGGTGGCGTTCATAAACTGGAGCGCCAGTGTATTAGCTGCACTGATCCTGGAGTTTACAACTGCCAGACCCGCATTGAGGGAGGGCTTGGATGTTCCCACCCCAATATCAGTAGCCAGCAGGCCGTTAACCGTAAAGGTCTGCTCGGCGGATGTCGCGCTGGCGACCGAGACCAGACCAGTTGCTACGACACCATACCCTACGGTATGCTCCCCGGTGGGCAGCGAGTGCAGACCGACAACCGAATACGTCTCAGCAGCGGTCGGTGTGATCGCGGCGGTAGTACCGCTGATATTGGCGTATGTGATACCGATCTGGTTCACACCAGTTACGCGGGCATTCACAATAGCCAGACCGGCCTGAGCGGTCGGCTTGGTGACCATGACGGCCATGCCGGGGGCGATTGTATTGCCACCTAGGAATGTAACGGTCGGAGCGACGGTGTAGCCACTGCCGGGGTTGGTAACTTGGATACCAGTCACCGTACCGCCCGACAGGATAGGTACAGCCGAAGCACCAGTACCCAGCGGGGCGATAGTGCTATTGGCCGGATTGACCTGCGGTGTGGCTACCCCGTAGTTAAATACAACGGTCGGCGGGGTCGTGTAGTTGGACCCGGCACTGGTCATACGCACGCCGGTAACCTGACCGTTGGCGACAAGAGCCGTGCCGGCAGCTGCAACCGGTGTCAGGTTGAAAATCTGCTCTGCCGTAGTGTTGGCGGCAACAGCGGCGGGGGTGAGTGCCTGCGAATGAACGGGCATACCCCTCAGGACGGTCACATTATACACCTGGGTTGCGGTAGGTGTCAGCGTGGCGCCGCTGGTGTTGGAGTAGGTCAGGAACAGGGTATTGGCCGCACTGATACGGGCGGTGTGAACACCGAGTCCCGCCTGGGAGGTGGCTTTGTTGACCGCCGCTACAAAGTCGCCGGCAAGCAGGCCATTACCCGCTGTGGTGCCGACTGTTAGGGACTGCTCGGCGGCTGTCAAAGTGGCGATAGTGGCGGGCGTGAGGGTCTGCTGGTATGTCACGACCTGCGCCCCAGACCCACCGAATAGTGGACCCTGCGAGGGGTTGGACCGCTGAGGTACAACACCACCGTTGTAAAACGCGATAGGGTCTACCGCACTTGCTCCGAGGCTTGCACCGTCAACCTGATCGCCTGTAAAAATTCTTGGTTGTCCCATGGTTATTTTCTCCTTACGCGGGGCTCAATGGCCCCGCTGAATGTGATTATTTAGTTATACGGCAAGCAAGCTGCGGACGGCAGGCCAGATACCCATACAGAATATCCAGACGGCTCAGGTACAGGTTGTTGATGATGTCGAATCCGCGCAAGATACGCAGACTGATACCTTCAGATACTTCCCTGTAGCACATATCCATACCCTTTGGCAAGGTCATATCGCCGGTTACGAAAGTAAAGGCGTCTTTGTGGTACGCGAGGTTCTGACCGTAGCTGGTCGAAGCAGCACCAACAAACACGACGGAGCCTGCAACGCCGCTGGTTGGGCTGGCGGTCACATTGGCATAGGGGTTCTGTGCAGCCGGGGCGGCGACAACCGGAATGATTGCTGGGCTGATGTTCAAGACCACGTTACCGTTGGCATCAGCGGTGTATACACCTGTTGCTCCGGCATCAGCTGTAGCAACAAACTGCTGAAGCGCACCAAAAGTCACCTTTGTGTCAGGGTGGACTTTATTGGAGCCAGCCAGGGTGAACACCGTACCCTGTGTGATGGTCGCACCTGCGGTGAATCCACCCAGACTGATGGTACTACCGATCTGATTGGGGCCGTTGACGAATACGTTGGCGCTACCGGCCATCGTACCAGTGGTGTGGACAGGAGCCAGCTCATTCTCGTAGAAGTCGAAGTTACTGGCGCGACCCATAGCCCCTTCCAGGAACTGATCGGAAATCTCGTCACGTGGGTTGAAAAAGTTGGTCATACCGTTGACCAGCGACGCCGAGGTTACAGAGTCAACCTGGACCTTACGGCCCTTACCTTTGGGCGCGAGGCTCTGGTTAAGCAGAGTCTTGGCATTCAGGAAAGGCAGGATACCGGCAGGAGTTACGCCTGCGGTACCGGTCAGCTGGTACACATCCTTGAACATGCCAAAGGCGTCATTCTCGATGTTGGCCACAATCATGGAGATTGCGGGATCAAGAATACGCTCGGCAAAATCCTCGATGTTAAGGGCCAGATCGGTATCGCTGAAATCCATATCAGCACCGCCGATATTAGCGAGTACCAGGACCACGTTGGTTTCGTTGGTGGCCTGCATGTTGGCAACCGGCCCACGGCGGAAATTGTACTGGTTGGGCAACCGGATTTTCAGTTGGTTGCCGATTTTGGCGTTTTCCTGGCCGAACTGATCATCGTATTGACGGCCAATGGTGCCTAGAAACGTGCTCTTGTTGTGAAGGACTGCGAGCGCCTTACGGGTTATTTTTATATCTGTCAAAAAATTTGAACTCACTGTGTACTCTCCTTTTTACCTCCTGAAACTGGCCTCACGCATCTCCCTGATCACATCTGCTGCCGGTCGCTTATCGTCATCTACTTCGATTGCGCCCCGTGTGGTTACCGGTGTGATCGGTGGTGGTGCGCTACTGACCTGTCTAACAGGGGTGCTTTTATTTAATGTGCTTTCAAGTTTGACCAGCTCGCGCATTGCTGCTACGGCGCCGAGTCGTGCGATACGTGCAGTATCCTGCTTGTTGTTGTAGAGGTGGCGCAAGAGTTCCGGGCCGACCTCAGATTCCAAAATTGCTTCCTGCATGATCCCGTTAAGGGGTAGCTGGTACTGACCGGGCTGATGCCAATTATCGGCAATATCCTGTAGCTCGGGGTCCAGCTCGGCGGCTTTTTCCAACCGCTTCAAGTACTCGGTGTGCTTCTGAGCCTGTGTCTGCTGCTCGGTCTGCTGGTGCGACTCCTGTTTCAAGTCGTATTTCACCTTGGCCGTCACATACTCGTCTCGCTTCGCCTGGTACTCGCGGTTGAGCCGCTTCTGCGCTTTTTCGTACTCGCTGTAGTCGTCAAAATCTGTAGAGTCCAGATCGTCCGGTTCAGTCGGTGGTTGCGGCGGACCGGCTGGCTTTACTGGCTCGGGTGGTGTCGGTACTCCTGGGGCTTTACCCCCCGCTTCCGCTACACCTTTCCAATACGCTGCCTCTTCCTTCGCTTCCTGCCGTCTCTTCCGTTCACCCTCAAGTGCGGTGAGTGGGACCATTGTGGCTGGTGGTGGGTCTGCCTGGGGCGGGTCTGCCGCTGCCGGGGGGTCTACCTGTGCGGGGTCAGCCGCTGGTGGATCAACCTGGGGCGGGTCTGCCGCTGCCGGGGGGTCTGTTACAACCACTTCACCTCTGTTGCCTGCGAGTAATTCAAAGAGCTTCATGTTACACATCCTTTCTCCTGCACGCCCGTTAGAGGCCGGCTACGCCTGTATTGTGCTACGCGCCCTTACCCCGGCGACGGGTTTACTGCGTACTATTTCACATAAGCGGCCTTTTCTATAATAGCGGGGTTGCTGTTTTACTTTTTGTGAGTTACTGCCTCCATACCGCTATCCGTCCAAATTTCAGTGTTAGCGTTTTTGAGTTGGTTATCGCCCCATCAGCGCGTACATACATTTGTAATGTTGCTGCTGAGATGGTTGTGGCTGATGCTGGTATTGTTAATATCGGGGTTCGTAGGTGCAGCACTTTGTCGGCATTTATCGAAACAGCGGTAGCCTCGTATCCCTCGATAGCACGGGTACTGAGTGACGCACCGTCAACCGTGGCGCGGAGGTCAAAAAATAGTTCCGTTACTGGTGTATCCACCCAACTCGTAGAACTAATAAATACTTCTACTTCGGCATAATATGACCCACCCACTACCATGCGAGGCAAAAGTGTTGTGGTACTGCCATATCCCTGGATACCTATCAAATTGCCCGATGCCATAGCAGTAACATCAATCTGCTGTACGTTGCCATACCCCGATGGATGTGCCGTAACAGAGCAGACCGCCGTGGGGGTCCCGGAAATTGCGCCAGCCCCTAATTCCCCCGCTACAACGCCGGTTGCTGTCCCTGACAGCGATCCGCCGGTTGCCGTGGCGAGTACGGGGTTGTTAAATATATTTTTGCTGCGACCCGCCTTGATCGTTCCGGTTGCTGCACCATCTGCACCAGCGGCAGCAAATGTGAATGTATCGGCCGCCGCTGTCGCCACCACAAAAACATTATTCAGGTCGGCTGGTGTAGCTCCAGTTACAGCGAATTGTTCACCCGCTCGAAAACCGTGTGCCGTGGCGGTTGCTGTGACAATTCCCGATGTTCGGCTGAGTGTTACAGTGATTGATGAGTTTGCAAAACAATTGGTAGTTGACACAGGGCGCGTATCGGATTCGGTGGGTGCTATCGTGGCAACTATAGCGGCAACGGTGGCACCTATTCCACTGGCGGCAATTACACTGTAGTGGATTTTGTCCGCGATTTTGAAGTTGGTCGCAGTAGCAAGACCCGTTGTATCTGTGGGGTTCACAGTTCTACGGAACGCGTCAACATAGTAAAAACCGGCGTTGTCCTTGTAATTATCGTATATACGCTTGTTGAGGGTTTGTACCCTCTGCATATTTTGAACCGTTGCCCGCGCTTCCCCGGATGCCACAGGTGTCGCTGATACCAGGATAAGTTTTGATCCACTTCCTAGAATGCGAGTAATAATTTTGCACATGGAGGTGTAAGTGGTTTCCTCGTCAATCGGACCATTTGATACGCTCTGGTCGTTAATTGTAGGACTCTGCATTAAAACAAGTTGCGGCTGGTACGCCATAACATCCGCTTCCAGCCTTGCCAGCACATCAACAGACGTATCCCCTGATTGAGCGCCATTTGATACGATATTCAGGGGGTAAGATCTCAGTATCTGCACCCAATTCACCCACGAATGCCCACTCCTGCGGTGTGAATAACGGGTGAAGCATGTTCCAGGGACAGTGCCGTTTGGGATGTCCCGTGGAATGTCCGGCAGTAGCACGGTGTATGTATTATCATCAACTCGTGTAGCAATGAGATTTCGATGTTTTTTAATGCTGGGGTAATTCCGGTGCCAGATGGTCACATTCGCGCCGGTCCATAATTTATGGCCCGTTTCTACCACCGTAAGCACGCCTGTTGCGTTGTTGTAGGTGAATGACGTGGGAGCGCCAACCACGTCCCACCAATCCGTCATTGAATCACCACAAAGTACGGTCCGCAAGCCCGTGGACCCACTAGGCCCTCTCACTCCTTGCCCACCACCAAACCCAAACGCCCACGCATTCCCCGCCCACAAACACATTGCTATAATCAGTAATCGCCTCACTTTCCACCCCCCATCCCGGCCTCAAATATCAGCCGGTGCAGCTCAGCCACCCGGTCTCGCAGGGCCGTGATATACAACTCCATTTGTTCAATCTCAGTCTGTAAGTCACATACCCTGGACATAGTTTGTCCCGGCACCAAACGCCACCGTTACCGAGTTCACATTAACCTGCCCGAGAAATATGGTGCACATCACACCACCTGGGCAGATAAACGTCTTGGTGGTATCTGAGTTGTAATAGTATGTGGTGTCGTTAGACGGGTACAGACTGACACCCCACCAGCCGGTCACATTCACATTGCCTGTCGCGCCACTGGCCGGGAAATAAAATGTTACCGTACCCGTCATTGCTGTGGTGACTTGGCTCTTTGCCGGGTCGGGCACAATGGATTGTATGGTACCCAGCCCGTTACCCTGAGTGGTCGGTACGGTCTGACCGCCCGGTGCGGCTATGGCTGCGGTAGCGAGTACGAGTAATGCGAGTAGTGTGGCTACCAGTCTCATTTTTTACCTCCCAGTAGTGCTTTAGCGTGGCGCATGGCCTCTGCCTCATTCTTGGCTACCATGATCTGCTCACCCTTCGGACCGTAGGTGCTGACCGAAAAACCGTTGTCGGCCTCAGTGATACGGATACACTTCTTTTCCCGGTACTGTGCTACCGTAGGTTCTGGTGCGTCCTTGGTTCTGCGACGACTGACAGTTTTCTTTTTAGGAGTAGCCATACTACCCTCCGATCTGTGGTTGCGGTGCCTCCACCGCATGCAGCTCTTGCAGAGTTTTAAGGATCTCCGACCTGATACCCGCCTCGGACTCTTTAATCTCTTTGTACAGCTCAATCATTTTTACTTTGGCCTGCAGCAGGGCGACCTGTTCCTTGGCCTGGGCTGTCCGTTCTCGCGCGGCCTCGGTCTTGCCCTTCTGCATGAGAACCTGGATCTGTGGTGGTACAGGCGGCACGTACGGTTTTTCACCCTCGCGCAACTCGACCAGGCCCGGCGGCATGGTACGACGTGCGCGGCTGGCCATGCGGTCGGCATCCTTGAAGTCCATGTTTTCAAAGAATATATCATCATACTTGGCCATACCCTGTGGGTTATTCTGCCGCATACCCGCCAGCATCTGCGCCGTCTCCTGGCGCTGAGTCGCGTAACTCGGGCCGACGGTCACAACTACGTCGTACTTGCCGACGGTGATATCGTTGAACTTGGCACCTTTGCCGTGCTTCTGGATCAGCTCTACTAGCCGTGTGGTGTTCATACCCTTGTAGCGGTCAGGGTTGTTACGCATGGTTTTAGCTGCCGTCTCCGCAGACGTGTTGATGGGCACAATGGCCTCGGTATCATCCACGTTGCGGAGACGAACATCACGCTCGGAGTCGTACACCTCGGGTATCATTGCATTGGCAATTTTTCCCGAGTGCTCGATGGCCCGATTTAAGTTGTAGGCGTAGACATAGGTGCTGACATCGCCAGGGCGTTGTTTTGCTGTGACTGCCGGCGCGGACCGCTCGGGTCCGACCTCACCCACGTCTCCGCCGAACATGCCGAGGACCGCTTTGAGGTTGTCGTGCGCCCGCTGGACTTGGTTGAACAGCGCGACGGGCGGTTGGCCCGGTGACTGCCGAATGGGTGGCGGCAGCAGTTGCCCGTTATCCCCGATGACTGCGTTATACTTGAGAACCGCAAAATTCTTGGTGTTGGCGGTCAGGTAGTCATTCTCGTACCCCTCGATCTGTTCACCAGTAGCCAACCACGGTGACTTGGGAGCCAGGGCGATTATCTCAGCAAGGGCCGTCTCATAGTAGTTGACCAGGCGTTGGGCGTCTTTGATGTCTTTGATCAGTCCCTTGCGAAATATCTTGCCCTCAATGTTGAGCGTCGGGCCGCTGACCTCCACGATGGGGATGTACTTACCCGGCACCGGCTCACCGCCCAGCAGCGTGTCGGCGTCCAGATCATCCTCTTTACGGTACTCTTCCCAGGCATCTTTACGCGGGGGCAGAATCTCGTTCATGGTGATGGTATAGTGCCTGATACGATTGACCGGCGTGGTACGTTGGGCAGTAATCTTGGGCCGGGGTGGCATGCTGGGTGTAGCAGGCGGCGCAGCGGGTGCCCCCTGTGGTGGTGCAGCACCGCCCGCCGCTTGGGGTGGTGCCCCTTGAGGTGGCATAGCGCCGGGAACTGGTGCGGCGGGCGGTGCTTGGGGTGGCATACCCTGAGTGGGCGGCCCCTGTGAGGGACCGGCCTGGATGTCCTCGACTCGCTCTTTATACAGAGCTTCCCAGCTGGCAATCAGTTCTTTAGCGTCGTCCTCGGGGAGCACTGTACCATCTTCCAACTGGCAAAATGTCTGCTTTTCCGGTTTGACGATGAAGTATTCTGCCACGGTGATCGTGTCGTTATCATACCAGATCTCGTTACGAGCACCCTGTAGCGCGGGCATTTTATCCGGTCGTTTGGCGTTGGGCCAGTACTCCTCGAAATCTTCCTTGAGCATCTTGCTCAGGACAAACCCGTACTGGCTATCGGCACCGGCGGCGTCCTTGCGCTTACTGTCCGTGTAAACCATGAAAGCGTTGGGTATCAGTTCTTTATAGATCTCTTGGAGGAATGGATTATCTTCGCAGTACCGGGTACCGACGCGCCACGCACCATAGCCACATGACACCTGCATCTTGCCCGCTTCCAGGTAGATGTCCTCAGCGTTGCTGATATACTCGGTATTGGAGATGATGCCGGCGCGGATCTTGGCGATGTGGGGGTCTGCTTTGGAGTCAACCGGTTTGATGCTGACACGCGCCCGGTTATGGAGCATGTCACCGACTACCTGGGCGGTAAATTTGTGAAACAGTGGGATTTCAAGGCAGGGTCTGCCGTCTTTGGTGCGGTCGTCTTTATCTTTGGTGGGCCACTGGTTGCCCGGCACCGTGAACATCAGGCACTCGATAGCTTCCCGGCGGTTGTCGGCTTCCTGCTTGATCTCAAATTCGAGGCGTTTCTTGGCCTTAGCCAGAAACTTGTCAATGGCCTCCTGCTGAGACTCTTTTTTCTTCTTGTCCTCTTTAGCCATTGGCTCCCCGATTGGTCGGGCACTTAGTCATATGCGGTTGCGGATAGTATTATTGAGATATTATTATAATGTCAAGTAATTTCTATTCGCTCCAGCGCGGTACGGGCTACCTGTTTCAATTTAGTTTCTCTTCCAGCAGGCAGGGGCAATGAAAAATCCGGTCTGGCGATCTGTTCCAACGCCTCCCGATACTTTAGCTCTCTGCCGACTGCATCCGCGACATCTTGGTAACAACCAGCCAACTGTACCCGCAGTTGCTCTATCTCGCCCGTCAGCCTTTCGTTGCGGCAAAATGGGCAGTAGTTATGCACTGTAGACCCAAAATCGTGTGTGAAACACTCATACGTTATTTTGCTCATCGGTCCACCCTCCTCGCAGCCATCATATTGGTCACACTTACTCGCGGTTTATCCCCGCTGCTGGTGAAGCGGTACGTTTTGATAATGTCGTAGGCGTAGGCCCACATGTTGATAATATCAGGATGATAGAAAGGAAATAGGTCCATCTCTGACGTGAGTTTTTGCCGTTTTTCCGCATTAATTGCTGTGCTGATAAACAACTTTCGATTACAAAGCGGCCACTGTAGCGCAGCCTCCACACGCTCCTCGGTATTGCGCCCCGCCGGTCGCAGCAGTATCAGTGTCTTGGTTTCCTCACTGATACGCCGACCGTGGACCTTCAGAGCGTCCCGGATGTGGATCTCGGTGGTGGACAGGCCAACCTTTTCCACCCCGATAGCTCGGATAAATCCACCGTCCAGATACATACGAATGATGGTGTCAATCGCCTCAGCATGGGTCATCTGGTCCGCCTCAAACTCCTCCAGGTAGCAGTTGGATGATCCTATGTCGTCCAATTGCGGCTTAACCGAGATCAGGCCGATTGACCACATATCACCCTTACGGGCGCCCTTGGCCTGGGTGTCCTTACCGCCGGCTTGGTCGATGATCAGGAATTTGTAGCGGTCTTTCGGCAGGAATGCCGGGTCGATGCTTTGCAGCAGTCGAGAATCCAACGCCACGATGTCCGTGGGTGTCGGCTGGCAGAGCTGCTGCGCGTCGAAGAACTTGCTGGTCATCAGCTTTTCCAGTCGCTCCTGACTCAGCAGCACGGGCCGGCCGGTGCGGGTACCGTCGTGAGTGGCCGGCTTGATGACCGTCTTGTACATGGACTCGCCGTGGATATCCTTCTTATCCCGGATGCGGACCAGCGGGCCTATGTGGCTGTAGTACGTGCCGACGATGTTTTCCGTGCCGGTGTTGGTGCCCAGGTTGTCCGACATCTCAAAAGCGTGAAAGCAGAGATCCATCTGGTCCGGGCTCTTAGCGATATCGAAGGTCTCCACGTCATCGTACATGCGGTGGTCGTAGTGGCCCCCGGTCGGCATACCCTCGATCAGTCCGAATGCTTCCACCGTGTTCTCTTTACGACTGACCGACTTCCGTTTGACTCGGATGCCGTGCTGTAACGACCAGCTGGGGCTCTCGGTATCCGGGTTGTTGTAGAGGATGTCTGGGAAACAGGCGATCATCATTTCTTTTTCAAGAGTCTCCCGGATAGAGACCAGGAATTTATCAGCGGCTGGTTTTTTATAGGAAAATATGGCGTTGGTGCAGTCCGGGTTGTTCATAATCCGCTTGATTGTCAGACCGATGGACATGCTCACAGACTTGAAATGCTCACGCGCCCAGATCTGGAGGGTGCGGGTCATGCTCAATCCGCCGTCCGGTGTGCTGGCCTCCAGCTCATTGCAGGCGGTCACAGGAAACACCTCATTGGCAGGCGGTACGTCCATGATGAAGTAGACAATGAAAAATAAGTCAGTCATTACCAGCTTACGGATGACGGACTTGCAGTACTGCTCTCTCTCGGGTGCGGGGTAGTTTGCCATCTGCTGGAAAATAGCCAGATAGTCATGGGCGTAGTAGGTGTCCCACGGTGGGTTATCCGGGTCGCAGCCGTCCATGTCGGCCATGTAGACCGACTTGCGGGGCGCGATACGCGGGTGGGGCGTGAATTTTGGCAGCTGTTGCATCAGTAATCCGAGATACCAACCGAAAATCTAAACTGACACTCGTTGAGCGCGACACCAAAAGTACACAACATCCTGACACTCAGGCCGTCATACACCTCAATGTGCTTTGCTATACCTTCGCCCCCCGCCGGCAGCTCTAACATCGTAAATCGTACGGGGCTTTTAAAATTACCCTCCAATAGTCCACACAACTCCGATACTTTGGGCCGGATATACTTGTTTGAGAACTCGTCAAAATTCAGTTTCATATCTTCCGACGGCACATTCACATACACGTCGAATACCCGCGCCTGCCCCATCGGAGAATGTGCCAGACACTCCAGTCGAGGAAAAGCCGCCATGTAGTTACAGAAAATCATCAAAAATTTTCGTATTATCTGCGTATGCGACAACTGCGTTGCCATGTCGTACCTCCTAAGTTAAGCGGGTGGGGGCAGTCGCCATGCTCTGACGATACCGCGCCATGGCCGTGGCTTGGACGTTTACGAGCTGCGCGTCCTGCGTACCCACCCTATCGTTACCACACTCCTACTTGGTTTTCAATGCCGCATGTGCGATGTCGTACATTCTGCCGTCCTGTGGGAAGTTACTACCATACTCCCCGGCTGCAGTAATTTCCTCCAACGCTTCCCGCAGCCGTTCATTTTCCTGCCGAAGTCTGATGTGCTCGCAAGCGCTAAACGACGATTGTATCCGGGCACATTCGTTTCGCAGCTCGTCAATCTCAGCCTGCCGGGCTTTCCACGCGGTGAGTGCTATGACTATCGGTATCCCATCAAAATGCGTTTTGTCTTCTTTATCCCACCACTCTGTAAATGTCTGGCTCATACCCACACCTTCATTCCTTTGTCCAGCGCGTGCGTCGGCTCACCCAGCTTGCGGCAGTCTGCCGGTGTGGCGCCCGGCATGTGCTCCGACACGTACACCCAGAGTAGCGCAGTCAGTGCAGCATGCACCGCTGGTATGTTACGCTCCAGGACGCACGTGTCGGTCAGTATCCGCCAGTCGTCCGCTACGCAGATCTCTACCCGGCAATGATACTCTCGGGTCGCCGGATCTTGCACGGACAGTCGCCGGGTGAGTGCGTTGAATTGCTTGCGAGTCAGCACGACTTGCTCCGTTCCCATTGATCACGGGTTATACCGGTCCTGTGGGTAAACCCGTCTTGCTCCAGGCTTAACTTTTCCAGTACAATCGTAGCAACTTTCTCTGCCCCGCCCGATCCACTCACTGCGATCTTTACGCTACCCGTTTTATCATCCATCACTATCTCTATGGTCGCAGTGCTCATACCAGCCTGCTGGCCCTGAGTATCGCGGCTTTGCGGCGTGCTTGGCAGTCGGCCAGTTTCTCCGCAAAATACCGATCCACGTAACCGGTGAACGCTGTGTGTGGCGCGTCATACCATCTTGCCTCGGTGAGTGTCACTGTCGTCTCCTATCTCGGCGGGCGCGTGCTACGTCCTTGCCGATCTGGTCAAATGTGCGTTGTGGCGGTGCCCAGATGTCGCAGGGCTTGCCGCATTCGGAACAGCGAGTGGTGCCGCCGCATGTAGCTACCTGCATGTGACAGCAGTCTGAGAGCTGGCTCATGGTGTCTCCACCGCAGCAATATCACCCTGCCGCATGATTCTGACATCATAATCCCACGGCAGTCTGGCTCTGCCCGCCTCGATCTCGTACCACACGCGGTCGCCGGTAGTCACATCCATAGGCAGTATCTCGCCCTGCTTGGTGCGCTTGCCGGGGCCGGTCTGCTCCACGATGCCCTGAATGACCGTGCCGGGGCGTTTATTGGGGTTGTCCACCTGCAGTATCACTGCCGAGTCGGGTGGTGCGGGTAGCTCTCGGACGGCTACCCAGTCTGAGGTGAGCGCGTATGCCTGTGGTGTCATACCACACCTCCTTTTATCTGTATTTTTGGGAGTGATATTGGTGTGACTTCCACCATATCCAGCATTTTCTCCAATAGTGCTGATCGGTCCATCCCCGCCTGGGCCGCCAGTACCTTAAATTTTACCGAATGCTCCTGCGATAGAAACATACTGACTTTTGTTTTCATAGGAACTCCACTCCGCTGGGATGACGCAGTTTGGTGAATCGCTGCTTTTTAAAGGCCGTCGGGTGCGTCTTCGCTAAGTACTTGGCCAGTCCTTCGACAACACGTTCCTTCCATTGTTTGACGGTGCAGTGTTTGTTGAGTCTAGCGCCTGGTTTCCCTATCGAGTCGATTCCTACGATCTGAGTACCAATCATCACGTCCGCTCGTAGGATAAAGGTGTTGCTCATGATGTCAAACGCCCTTAAAAACCGCACATACGGGTACATCCGCCATGCCTGTGGTGTCATACCACACCTCCGGGGATTATAATTCGGGTGTCGGGTTCCGTGACGCTCATGTAGAGGGTAACCACACTACCCACTGGCGGGGTCTTACCCGGACCGGCTGCCCGCGAGAGCATGAGCCGCAGTGCCGGCTCCAGTATGTCAATGATCAGGCCGTCGACATGGGCGTATTTGACGCCTACTTGGCAGTCTACGCTGAGGAGATCTACTATCTCGTCGTCGTGGGTGGTGTCGGTCATGGCTTCAACCTCTCACACGTTTCGGGGCCATTACACATTACCGGTGCCCAGTCACAACCCTCGCAGGGGTCGGGCTCGACCCGGTATGGTATGTTGCTCAGTCGGTCAACCACTTGGCTCATTGCTCTCAGACCCGTGGGGTCCGGCACGGCCTGCGTGGTGGTTGGTACCAGGTACGAGTCAACCGCCCGTCGCACGATCTCGGCCACACTGAGGCCGGTCTCGCCTTTACTACGGTCGAGCCGTGCGATCTGTTGCGGGGTGAAATACAGGGTTATTCTGGTCATTGGTTACTCCTTGGATGTGACTGTATGCTGGTGGCGGATTGCTGTCAAGTATTATTTCCAGAGCGTGCTCAATTATTTCTGGTGGCAGCGTCACCATGCCGTAGACGTACTGGTACCAGAGCTGCTGCTGGTCTGTAGTCACACCAGCCTCCCGGATGCCGCCCGTTGGGTGTGGTGGTACGACATGTGCGCCGACTGCGATTCAAATATCTGCAAGTTATCCAGCGACCAGTTTTCCCGGTTACCGTCGATGTGGTGGACCACTTGCCCTGGTTCCAGCTTTACGCCCGACCGCTCGACAACCGCACGCGCCACCCGGCTCAGCTTGCGATGCACTGATTTACCTATCTGGGCGTTTACGCGGGTCATCACACCACCTATGCGTGAGTACTCCCCGCATGTGCTGCGATCGGCGTGGAAGCAGATCGGGCTGCAGTACCCGGCGTTGGGTCGGTCGGTCTTGTGGCTGCGGGGGCGCCTGAAGTGCTCACCGCAAAATTTGCAGGCAAGATCCAGCACAGCCCGTCTGGTCGGTGCGGCGCCTGCTCGGGCCAGGGCTGAGTGAATTGCTTGCCTCGTTATGCCCGCCATATCCGCTATGGTTTGGACAGCGAGGCCCGTCTGGTACAGGAAAGCCGTTGTTTCGTCGGTCAGTTTGCTCTTAGCCATGGGTATTCTCCTTGGTCAAGAGCTATCATGTCGTGTGTACTATGTCAACCGAAACTTTTAATTTTCTACCCGTGGTGCGGATTGCGGGAGGCGGAAATTTTTGTAGAGCGCGCGGATGGCCCACCGGCGGGGGTCCGGGACCGGGCTCCGAGTGCTGCGCCTGGCTCGGGTGGGCCGTCGGTCCTGCTCTCCATCACTTTACATAATGTACACAACGGAATAACGGTTATGGGCTATTGGTCAGGCACCCTATATAAATCAATACGTTACGCGCGCGACGTGCGGCGCGTGTGCGTTATTTGAGTTATCAACAGGGTAATCCGCCAGTTATCAACAGGTTTACTGATAGTCTGCTAAATCTATAGGCATAAACTCTGCGGTGATACTGGCGGACAGCGTGACCTTGGGCTGCTCTCGATCCATGACCAGCTCCACAGCTCGCATCACGTCGCTGCCCTTGGGCACTACAGCCCCTGTTAGCACGGGTTTGCCGGTCAATGGGTCCGTTGTAATAGTGCCGCCGACGGGCTTTCCCTGGATGAAATTACGGGTCGTTTTAGTGGCTAAAGACACGAGTTTGTCCCGCTGCAGCTCGTACGCGTTGAGGCGTTTCTCTAGCTTTGTACCCGTCTGCGCCGTGTAGCCAAGTACCTTGGCCGCCTGGCTGGGTCCGGCGCCCGCCTCGCGTAGCACGGCGTATGCTGCGTGCTTTGCTGTAACGTCCTTCCGCATGTGTGCTGGCTTCGGGCTGGAAATGTGGTCATGTGTAGAATATTCTACACTTATCGGATACTCCTTCAGTTTGCTGTCTGAGATTGAGGGTATTTCAAATAGACTCATGGCTGGTTATCCTCCTGATTTGCAAGGTTATCACATAGGGGCGGTTGCGTGTCAAGTACCCTGTGGCTTGGGGTGTCTGTGGCGTGTGTTCCGGGTGTAGCAAGGTAGTCACATGGCACAAGCGGGCGGCACTACCTATGCTTTGATATAAGTAGTACGGTTTAGGGTTAAAATTATATGTAACATTTACAGCTATTTACTCTTCTCTACTACTTATACTACTATATACTACTTATATTTTATACTGTAGCTGGGCATATGTTATAGGTACAGTATACCGCTATGTAATAGCGTCATATTACACTTTCCCAGCCTGAATAGAAAAAACATAAGGTCGCTTTTTAAAAATGGCAGCGCGGCCAATGCTGGCGCGGGTTTGCGGGCCTTACCCCTTTACATTTGGGAACAGTGTTAAGGTTTAAGGTTTGCGGCTTGGTGAGCATAAAAAGACCGCTTGACACTAAATATAGCGTGTGTTTTAATTAAGTCAAAATTTTAAGGGGGGTGCAAGATGCAAACTGTAGAATGTTTAATGGATACTGTAGCGGCTCCGTTCCGCTACATGAGTTATCCAGAAGTCAAGCGGCTTAATAACTTGGCGGGCACAAATTACCGGGGGCAAGTTCGAATCGTCCCATGTGTTGAGGGCGCCGTGATTGTCGGCGATGCTCTGGGTGCTTTCTTCTTGGTTCCGGTGGCGTTGGCGGTTCCGGGGGGCGTGCTGCCGTGCCTGGCTGCTGCGGTTCCTGCTGTGGGTCGGTACGTGACTGAAAGGGAAGCGCGTCACATACGGGCGGCGGGGTTCCGTTGCAGTGCTCGAACGTATTTTGTTAAGCCGTGGGTGGGTGGTGACGGTCAAGCGTGCCGGTGGGATTGCAAGGATGGGTTTTTAAATCATGGGTATGTGCTCGGGGTGTATGTGCCTGCGGCGGCGGGTCGTCCTGCTGGCGGTGGGGTGTGCTGCGTGTCTGGTTGTCCATTTAGAAAGGGGGTCGAGCTATGAAAGAATACCCAGTGCTAACAAAACTAGTTCCTTGGGGTGGTCGGTATTTAACAAAGAATGAAATGGTGTATCTAAAGGCGTGCGGCGTCAATTTCAAGGGCAAGGTGTGGATACAGGGAAGATCCGGCGGTGCTATTCGCTGCTGCCCGGACACTAACACGCCGTATAGTAAAGAACAGTACCAATACTTGTTGGTTAAGCGTCCGCGTGCGCCTCGTGTCAAGCGTCCGCCCACCCCTTTTCAGCTGGCTCGGTTGGCTTTGCAGGAAGCACGCGCGGCGGGCACAGTGATTGCCCATGAGCATTGGAAGTATTGTTCGTCGGATGAATTAAAAGAGACTGGATCTGTTCCGCATTGGTGGTTTAGGTAAAGCATGGCAGGCGCCCGGCGTGTGGTGAGTCCGCCGGGCATGTGTGGGTGTGTCACGGTGTCACAGGCTGTTGGAGAAGATCCAGCGGCCTTTTTTCTGTGTGACGGTAAAGCCGGATAGCAGTTGCATGGTGGTCAAGCTCTCTATGTGGTTCTCCGAGTTAATAAAATAACTGGAGCTGTAGAAATACTCGTTGATCAACTCCTCAAGGGCCGGTTTGCTCGGTGCGCTGGCTAATTTCATGGCGTGGTTACCTCCTGGTGTGTATATATGGCCTCTTTGATCAAGTCCGCGTTTCGTATGAGGCGGGTGGCTCGGCGTCGCATGTCTACCGCTTCGGCTGCCAGTTCTTCAGGCGTGCCGCGTTCGGTGCGTATGGTAAGTGATATATTATCATGCTCAATGGTGGTGTAATGGCCGGTGGTGGATACCTGGGTGAGCACTCTCATGGCGTGGTTACCTCCTCGGCCCGGTGTACCGCTGCGATACAGGTTGTCACAAAATCAAGGCCGAATAACTCACCCTCTCCGCTGTCGTGTTCGCGGTGCCAGTCTATAACGTACCGGCAAGCGGCTAGCAGGTCGGGTGCGGCTGCTATAAGTGCGGCGTCATGTGAGTTTATAACAGATCCTCCCGAAAACCGCATATCCGCTATAACGTGCGCGTTACTGCGTATGGTCTGATACCGTTCCGTCGTAACGACGTGCCATGGTCCTGGTGTATGTTTCATGGTGTGGTTACCTCCTGTGTGGTGGGTCTGTATATCTGTTCCATTGCATTTATCATTGCCAGTGCCGCCCGGTATTCCATATGCTCCGGCGTGTCGGTCAATCGTGCGGCTAACTCGTCCGGGCTGCCGGTAAAGCATCCAGTGCAACATACGGTGGGGCCGTCGGTAATAAATATTTGCAGATAGTCTTTACGGCTGCCAATCGGGCCGACGGATAAGAATTTTAGTAGTGTATTTTCGCCGTATTTGGCGCCTCTCAGGTTGGCGCTGTACAGGTTGGCGCTGTACAGGTTGGCGCTGTACAGGTTGGCGCTGTACAGGTTGGCGCCTCTCAGGTTGGCGCCGCTCAGGTTGGCGCCTCTCAGGTTGGCGCCTCTCAGGTCGGCGCTGTACAGGTTGGCGCCGCTCAGGTTGGCGCCGCTCAGGTTGGCGCTGTACAGGTTGGCGCCGCTCAGGTTGGCGCTGTACAGGTTGGCGCTGATCAGGTTGGCGCCTCTCAGGTTGGCGCCTCTCAGGTCGGCGCCGCTCAGGTCGGCGCCGCTCAGGTTGGCGCCGCTCAGGTTGTTTGCATAAACGCCACATATTACTGCGCCGGTGTATCTGTTTTTAATTTCAATCATGGCTGTGTCACCTCACTGTCTGGTATGATGAGTCTGTCCGCGTTTATCCATGCCTGGCCGGTACCAAAGCCGGGCATTGGTTGGACTAGCAAGCGGGGTTGCCCGTATGGCTGGTTTGCGCCGGCAATGTAGACCGATACAATGCGGGGGTCGGGGGTGAGGTCAAGGTCGCCGGGCATTGGAACAGTGAGCAAGCGGACCTGTTGAATGGTGCCAATGAGTGCGGAGAGACTATGGGTGGTTGCGGTGATACGTGGCATGGTTAGGGCTCCTGGCCGGTTTGCTCGCCGGCGTCGGGTTGGTGTGTGGTTACGCTCTGACCCAGTACGTTACGCCGTCAAAATCAATATCATAATAATCCTGTTTGGCTTCGTCGGCTGCGGCTTCAAAATCAATCGTAATGTGCCTCCATGGCCACCCGCCGGAATTGATTTCTTTGGGCATTTCGTAACAGTCGTTTATCAGCTCTTCAATGTAGTCTGTAAAATAGCTGTCTCTGATAAGCGTTTCACCATATACCCAGTCTGGGGAGTTTTCGCCGTCCTCACATACCCGTTTCAAGGTCTTGTATTCCATGGCCTCGTCGGATTCATTATCTTTGAGAAAGTCGTCAAGCTCTTGTTCGGCTTCCTCTGCCAGTGCTTCGACGTCGGCTGTTATTTCTTCAAATCGCTCTATTACGTCGCGGCTGTCCATTACATCCTGTGCGTTACTGATTTCTCTACTCATGGTGTGCTCTCCTCTGCCCGGTGGGGCGGGTTTATAGTAGGGTAATGATAGCCACAATCCAAAAAACTATGACCGCGGCTATGGCTTCAATAATCATGCGTGCGGGTGTGGGTGTCATACGCGGTCGCCTCCGGCGGTGTACTCTGCGTCGTCGTTCTCCAAGTAGTCGCGGGCGTTTTCTTCGCTGGTGTCGTAGTCGTAAGACGTTTCTAGCTCGCTGTAAATCCAGTCTGCAAAATCACGCAGGGCTTGTGTGATTGCGTCCTCCTGGTCGTGGGTAACGTCCGCGTCGTCGGTGCGTTCAACGTCAACGGACATACAGCCAGAATGATAATAATGTCCTCGCTGGGTGGTGCGTGCGGTCAAGCGGTAAAACGCGGTGCATTGGGCGTCCTGCAGGTCTTTTACAATCTGGTGTAATGTGGTGTCTTGTGGGGCGTGTGCTTTGACTGCGGCAAGGGCTCCGGGTTTGTAGCTGTAGCGTCCCTCAAAACATGCGCCGTCGCCCTGGCTGCAAAAACCGCTATAATAGATGTTGGGTGAGTAATTGCCTGACTTGCTGCGTCGGGTGTTAATGTCGAGACCAAAAAGATCCGCTATTTCTGCGGCGTTCTCATAAACAAATTCTGCACTGTCGAAAAACTCTCCCGCCTGCTGTTGGTAACGCTCTATCACTTCGGCTTGTACCTCGGGCTGCAGCTCTTTGAACGTGTAAACCTCGTACGTATCTGTCTGTGTCCTGCTCATACTGTCCCCCTTAGCCGGTGGGCTTGTTGGATTGTGGCCGGGTTGCGGCCTGGTTTGTTCACTGCGTTGTCAACGGCTGCCCGCATGGCCTGCAAGCCTCCTGCCTGGTATGCTTGGTTGAGTAAGCGGTCAATGGGTCTCATGGTGTGCATCCTCTCCTGTAGCTAGTCTGCGCCCATTGGCTGCCGTGGTGCAATCCGCACATACAGCCGGATATCCCACACATGTGACGGCTGAGGCGGGCGCACTGGTTATTAGTCAATATCCCAGGCTCTAAAATCCAGCCGGCCGATTCGGTACTGTGGGTTGGTACGTCTGCGGGGTCAATTTGCAGGCGGATCGCCGGGGCGTTGTGAAATCCCCCCCATATTTCGATGGTGGCTTTTTTCATAGTGTGGCCTCCTTGGTATATGTGGTTACAGGTAATCGGTATTGTAGGTCAATTCAGCACTGCCCGGTGTGCGGGTCAATGGTTGCCTGTATTCGGTTATCAAAGGGCGGTGGTGGTCAATGTGTGCTGCATCTGGGTCAACTATGCACTATAGGCGGTAGGGGGTCAACAAAAATAATTGCATACGTATATTATAATTATTTAATGAGAATAAACTGACGGCCGGGGCTCTCCTCCTGGAGCATGACGGCCGGGGCTCTCCTCCTGGAGCATGACGGCCGGGGCTCTCCATCACCTCCCAGTGTGGTGCCCCCCTACGCCCTATAGCCCCCTTATAAAAGACCCGACCGGCCCGAGCGGCCAAATTTCGCCCCGGTATTTCCGGCTGGGGTATCGAATTGGTTTGGCATTTTTCATATAATAGAATTGAATCATTTTTCGATTTGACAGGTTTTTCCGCTTGACAAGGGGGCCAACGGTGGCTAGTGTATGCTACACAGGAGGGCGAGACTATGCCAACTATGGTTAAAGAATGTCTGTGGTGTAAGGCAAATTACGAGTGGATAGCCAGTGCCGTGGTAGAGGGGGTCACATCGGGGGTTTGCCCGGTATGTGTGGAGGATGGATTTACAGGAATGGTGGGTGTGAGCCAGGCGGATCTGGCAGCACTGAGGGAGCGGGTGGGTGCATGCGGGTAGCGAGTAAGTACGCAGCAGGTACTCCATGAGAGCTACGGGTTTTTGGGTGGGGTGTACCCGCGCCGGGTCGTCGTTGTTCATTACGGGTATTTCTATTATGCTGCGCGGGTAACGGACGGTCTGACCGCCGTATTCAGTAGCTGCTGAGGCACCATAACAATCAGACTGCTTACCCCGTTTGGCGTAATTTCCAGGGGCGTGCCCTCCTGTCATCTGCGGGTGATAGTCCGGTTGGCCGAATGAGAATAGCAGCACATCCTCGTGGTATCGCATTGGTTTACGTTTTGAGTTGAGGTGCCCAGATCCTTTATTCTTACCCCACACCCACTCATACCTGAATACAGGTAGATTGCTGGCGACCAGCACACTGGTAAATGGTTGGCAGGCGGTCAGTACGATAGCAGCGTTCGGTTTACAGACTCGGCGGTATTGTGACCATAGCGACGGTAGATCAATCACCGTGTCCCACTTGCAGGCGGTCGTGCCATATGGTAAGTCTGCCATAACCATATCCACCGAGCCGTCCGGTATCTCGGACATCACATCCAAGCAGTCGCCCTCGTATAACGTATGCGGTCCGAGTTTAACCACCCGACACCTCCCCCTGACTGAACACACCCGCCGTAGTCACACAGCCCTGCGCCTCCAGATAATGTCTCACTATGTCCGCTGGTCCGGTAAGCTGACTGACTATGTGACCAATCTTGCAATACAGCACAGGCTTACCCGGCCCGCCACAATCTTGTATCGGGTTCCAGATCCTGCCATTATTTTTTAACCCCGGATGCCAGTCATAGCCGAGAGCCCGCAGCGTGTCCCGCCGCTTGGCTCGGGGTAGCTTAGCGGATAGTCGGCGGTCACTGAGCATCTTGTCCAGCGCCAGGCTTGAGATCCAGCCGCCCGAGAAGCCCGGTTGTCCGGACTCGATCGCCTCCAGTATCTCCTGCTCGATGCCGCCCATGGATAACCTGATAGCCTCCTCGGTGCTGCTGGTCTTGGGTGCCACCTGACAACCACGCGCCGGATTAAATTCTGCTGCTATCTGGTAAGTACGCAACCAATGGTTGACTACCGCATAGCCGTAGCCGACGCCCAGGTGAGCGTAATCACCCTCACCCTTCAGCCAGTCGTAGAGGTCCGGGAAGTATGTGCCATCCATACCATCGCGCTCGATGTCGGCACGGGACTGCTGTGCCGTGTAGAGGATGGAGTATCGCCGCTGGTCTGTGCCTGTTGGCACACCGTCCTGGTGATTGGTGCACATGATGCCGTTGGCCCGGTTGTCTCCCATAACCTGGTCGGCACCCTTGCCCTCGATCTGGATACGATCATTGGTCACAGTGGCCTTGAAAGCCTCCAGAAAGTCCCGCCGGTCGTTGACATAAATCTCCTCGATGCCGATAAACAGCTTGCGGACTACCCAGCTATTAAACTTGGCACCGTTACGGGCCATGTCGTCCACGTTGGGGATGTGAGTGTATCGTTTGCCCACGGCGTGCTCCATCGTTCGGATGATAGCCGACTTGCCGTTGCCCTCGGTTCCTTGGATAACAGGCCACCATTGAAACTTTTTGCCGGGATACTGCACCATAGCCGCCATGTAGCTGATCAGGATCTCCCGGTCGCGGTCATTGGGCAGCATCTTGGCCAGCATCTCCTGGAAGCGGGAAGGGTCGCCGTCGGTCACCCGACGCGTCTCTATCGGGCGGTAGGTGTTCACAATGGTGGTGCCCTCTTCTTCCAGGATGATACCAGGGGGCTGCTCGGGCCTGAAGCACATCGACGCAGCATTGGGGAATCTGATCGCCTTGGACCGGGTAAAACATAGCCAAGCGTCATCGGTCGTCTTGGAGCCTTGGGAGTCCATAAAGTAAGCCCGTCCGCCATACTGCACCTGAAACCGCTCGGAGTTAAGCAATGATCCATCCGGTATCCAGACACGGTGCAGATCGCGGATATACACACAGCCACGGAAGACTTCGGGCTGCTGGGAGATGCTGCACAGGCCGGTTGAGCCGGTCAGCTCGGCTTGGGTGGGCTGCTCTGTGGGGGGTGTGACAGTAGCGGGGCGGTTATTCATTACGGAGGTGCAACGTGCTACGGCTTTGAGAATAGTATTGGTGCGGTAATCTTCACGGTCGGTCCATTTGTCGCGCCGGCCGAGCGCGGATTGCCTGAACAACCGATCCATGCGCTCACAATCCTTGCCGGTCCACCATGCGAGGTGAGCACACAGGGCGGCATCTGCTGCACTGGCGTCATAGCCGCGCGGGTCGGGGTACGCCGTGGATAGAGCCGTCTCGTCACCAAGCCACAACTGCAGCAGGGTAGCGCGACCGCCGAATGATGCAGCCACACTCGGCCTGGACAGCATCATACGATTGATCATATCGTTGTCATCTGTTGGGCCGGACCATTCTGCCACTGGTGAGGTTGTCCAGTCGGCGGGGGCGGTGGGTGTTGCGGGTCCGCCGGACCATCCGGGAAATGACAACAACCAGTCGAGCTGCGCTTGGGCCGGGTGGTCCATTGAGCCGGTTGCGTGGTATCCGGTGAGGGCGCAGAAGCGGCCACTGGAATACATCTCAAGCTGGTACGTTGCGTTCCTCGTACCGTGACCAGCAGGGGGTGTGCCAGAGCCTATAATGTGAAGGCCCGTGCCGCTCTGTGAAACCTCCACGTAAGCCCCGGCACATGCCTGACAGACCTGAACGGCGAGGGGTGACCATGTACCGTCGGATTGTAAGCAATGGTCCAGATCCAGAAACCACCGCTGTGCCGCCGCGGTAAATACGTAGCCTACTTGACAGCCCGGCCACTGGCTTGCGGCCTGCGCGGCCTGCTGCTGGGTGACGTGGTGCTGCGGGTCGTGCGGATTGCAGACTTGGCCGGTGTATGGTGATACGGGCAGCTTATCGGTGCTGCCCGGACGGGTGCGCGAGGGAGCCGACCGCCAGAGGATATAGTGGGGCATGCTGTGCTCCTATGTAGTGGGCTGGGCTGTCTGCATCCGTGTAACAACCGCGTCAAATAATGTGCGGTCCGGGTAATATTTATAGAGGGTGGGCTTGGTAAGCCGGGAGGCTACGGCCACCGCTTCGTAGGTGAGGGCGCCATACCCGTGGTCGGTAACCAGGGTACAGGCGGTGGTTAGGATATACTCAGCAGCCAGAGCTGAGAGTGGGTGGGGCTGTGCGGGGGTGGTCATGGGTTGGCTCCTAAATTCCAGATTTTCCGGTATAACGGGTGGCGGGGGCCACTTGAGTTACTACGTCAATTTCGCCATCTTTATGGTTTTCTACATACTGTCGGAGATACTTTTGCACAGACTGATACCATTCCTTTGCTGTGACCTGTTTCAGATTCATGTGGCCGTGTTTGCCGTCCGGTTGCGCTGATCTCATGTACTCAGTCAGTTCACCAGAAGCCCATGCGCGGGGGAGATACATCCACCACGGTTCCAACCCCAATGACAGTTTATCAGCCATGCAGAGGCGGGATGGTTGATGCCCCACTTGCTTTGCCAGAAAACGAGAGTGAAACAGGCAGAACCAGTGCCATGTGTAATTGTGGTCAGCAGCGTATCCCTCCCGGCGGATTATGCGCGGCCAGTCAAAGACCTTGTGCATGATGATTGCTCCACGGTAAGGGTGTAAATCTCCCTTTGGCCCATCCATTTCAGGACAGCCCCAATATCCCCAATCGTGGACAATGAATGCCACCCATAACCGAGGATCGAACGGGAAGCCGTAGAGCTTCCACCACGCCAGCGCCACCCAAAGAGGATGAATAAATACTTGATGCACTCCGAAGAGTAATGACTTTGTACCGACTCTCATATTATGCCTCCGGGTCATTAACAAACCGGGCGATACCGCCCAGGCTTAGGACTTTCATAATGAAATTCATTTGTGCTTTTTGGTGGCAGTAGTCACATAGAGATTTACCGGGCTTACAGATACAAGGTCGATCACCGAGATAAACCCATCCGGGATGCTTCACCTCCTCGGCCAGGAACAGCCCCACCGTACTGCCGACCATCTGCGGTGTGACCACAACCGACTGAACGCCTATTAAGTCGCTAGACTTCATTACCTTGCTGACCTGTGCGCTGGTGTGGCCGAGACCATACCGAACGAGCCGCCCGGTCTTATCTTGAAGTGCGCCCGAGTTGTTCCTTAGAAGCCATCCGTTATTACGTGCCGCCCGCAGCACCCGCTCCGACTGGATGCCCGCCTCGCTGCGGTCTGGCCCTGGAGTGGCGGTGGGCGGCGGGGTCGGTACGGCTGCGCCGAGGGTGGCCAGCAGATCGTTGAGGCATGCGGCGGGGAGGCCCCAGCGGGCGGCCCATTGGTAGAGTGGTGTGGTCATTTCCCCAGTCTCCAGGTTCCCCATGTAACCCACCATTCCAGGTGCCACACCACGATAACTGCCAGTGCGCCTAGTACGATAGACCCCGATAATACCCAAACCACCCAGTACAGTTGTGCGGTAAGCCAATAGTAACTCATACTCTACCCTCCCGTAATTCAGCATCTAGCTCACAAATGCTGTCGCATATGCGGATAGTCATAGCTTCGGCCTCAGCCCGCCCTAATGACTGGGCGGATAGCACATCGCAATTAAATTTAAAGTACCATCTGCGCTGCGCCTCACTGACCGACCGGCCCCACGCCTGCTGATAACCCATCCAGAGACTCGCAGCCTCTCGCAGTGCCGCCTGCGCCTCCTGCTTCTCGGCGTGACGGTTACTCGCTCCCTTCGCAATAGGATAGGCGTGCCCGGCGCGTTGCATCATGTGTAGCACCTCCAGTGGCGTGCGGTCAACTGCTGCTACCTCGCCCCGCATGGCTGCTAGTGTTGCGGGGTCTACTTCCCCGAGGTCACCGTCTACAAACTCCACCGATGCTCTGCTGGCTGGTTCGGGTATCGGGTATCCACATACCGGGCAGGCTTTGTAGAATCGTTCGTATGGTGTGAAGCAGGGGTTTCCGCGTCCGTCGGCATTGGGGTTAAGGCAGGTACGATAGGGTATAACGTCCTCAGACTTACCCCGTGTCTTGCTGTCCTGCCGCTCCAGCGTCCAATTGTGCTTACGGTCCGGGGGGCCGTGGCGGTGGAAGTTACCAACGTGGTCAATGATCAGTGCCACCTTGGATGGATCGTCGGGATTCTTGCGGCAGGGTCTGAGGAACTGCTGATGGAACAGGGGGTAACTCTCAGTATACCGAGCCATTATGACCACTTCCATACCAGGACAATCAAAGCCCTCGCCTAGAATGTCTATATTTGCGATTACTAATATTTGGCGGCGTTCAAACCGTTGCAGTAGCTCAAACCGGATGTCATCGGGGGTGTTTGCGGTAACCAGCTCACAAGGGACACCGGCGGCGTTGAAGTTGGCCACCATCGTAGTAGCGGTTTCTATGTCCGGTGCGAACAGACCGGCCAGCTTGCCGGGGCAGTACTTCTGGTAGTGTGTGACCACATCCCCCATAACCGTAGAGTTGCGGGTACGTAGTCCCAGCTTCTTTTGGTTGACATCCCCATCTTTACCGATTGGTATATCGTGAACATCCAGATCGGACGGTGGGCAGATTACCCGGTACTCGGCCAGATGGCCCGCATTGATCAGCTCCCGCTCTCCCGGCCCCTCAACCATCACGTCCACAATGCCGCCCTCATTGAGACCGAGACCCTGACCGTCGGCACGTTTCGGTGTGGCTGTAACCAGCAGGCCGCGTGCGTTGGGCATCAACGCGGCGATACGGCACCATTTATTCCCGGTGGTAAAGTCAACCCCCTTGACGCCGCTAGCGTGATGACCTTCATCGAGTACCCAGAATGTCTGTTGGGTTAGCCACGGTCCCAGCGTGTCGGCGCGTGCTATCAGGGTATCCACACCAGCAACAGCGCAACGGCTGGACGGATCGTAGAAGTCGCACCCGTATACTTTAATCTGCAGTCGGATGATCCGCTTGATTACATTGTCGGGGGCGACGATACGGTGCCTGACGCCGTACTTGGCCAGCGTCATGCTCATTTGCCTGACCAGCTCCTGGCGGTGCGCTATGGCCAGGCAGTAGCCATTGTGATGCAGCAGACGATAGCAGAAACAGGCTGTCTTTCCCCCTCCGCAACCAAGCACCATCATTACTATACGGGCGCCGGCAGTAAAGGCGTCATCGACGAGTTTATTAAGTTTTATCTGGTAATTTCTCAATCTCATGGCTCTTGTATACCCGCTTGCCGGGGGCAAGTCAACTATTTTTATCATGTGTAAAATAATTATTGACACGGTGCGCGAGTGGGCGTATTACTACATTCAACGTGAGGTTAGGGGTACAACGGCTGACAGATCAGCCCCCCTACTACGGTGGAGGAAACAATAAAAGGAGAAACACATGAAAAAGTTGATTATGTCAATACTCTCGGTGGGCTGCATCTGTTTGTTATCTGGCTGCACCAATGACGCAAGCGTGGTGTCTCATAATCTCTCAAAAGCGGCTAACCAGTTCGAGGTGATGCGAAGGATTGTGTTCTACAACGGGATTACCGGGGAGTACATGCTGACCGTAGAAGGGCTGTGTTCTCTGGAGCCGACCGACAAGAAACTCATGGTCACATGCAAAACAGGGCCATCTGCCTACAAGAAGCATTACCTTGGATTGTCGGATAATGTGACCTACTTTGCTGAACAAATGGAGCCTGTTGCAGCAAGCCCATATCATTACCGTGTGGTATTCAAACCGGCTGCAATTCTGCCAGATATCCAGATTGCCAGATAACGATCAAGCGTCAGCAGCGGGGCTTTTCCCGCCTGCTGCACAGCGGCTTGTTATCTGGGGTTTTCATCACATTCAAAAAGGAGCAATCCAATGGCAGACAGCAAAGAAATCGCAGTAAAAGCAAGTATCGACATTGGCGACAACATCACAAAACTGATTGAAAAACTGGCGTCCCAAATCGGCACAACAACCGACAAAGTATTTCCTTGGTACGTAAAGCAGCAAGTAATTGAAGGTTGGTGCTGGATCGGGTGTTCTGGTTTTGTTTTTCTGGCTGGATTGATAGTGGCACTCTGCTGCATCCGTCCGAGTCTGCACGAAAAAGACAATGAGTCGTATGTTGTCGCTGTAGTAATCGGCGGAATATTATCTGCAACAGGGTTAGCGTTTTTACTCTTTGGCATGGGCGGTGCGCTGACACAGATCATCAACCCCGAATACTATGCCCTCAAATCAATGACCGGCGACATGGCAAGGCTTATTTCCAGATAACGGTTAGCCGATGACCGGACGGCTTTTTGTTTCGGTCCATAGGCGGGTTATGCCCGTCAGAAAGTGGGATGGCAATGACTACTTTAGAAGAAGCTAAAGAAGTTTGTGCGCAGGGATGGCCGGAAAATCAACGGATGCAACGGAGGTTTGACGTTGAACAATGGCTAATTTCGGAAGTAGAGCGACTGTCAAAACCTAAAGGTTTTCTTGTCGTGGATCACAACGGCATGGATAACGACGCAGACTACGGAGTTAGTTTCAGTGGGTTCAACCCCGAATTACAGGACTACGTTAAATGTGCCACAGAAGAGGATGCCATTCGTCTGGTAGAAATTTTGTCGAGGGCATAACGGGTATTGAGGTGAGCGGCTTGACCGCTCCAGCGAATGGTTATGGCGCGGAGGTGCCACGGAGATGAAGTATTCAGTAGATCAATGTATTTCGCAGTGCCAAGAGCAGGCAAAAATTAATCTGGAACCGGAGTTCTCACAGTTCATGGAGGACACGGCAACCTATTTGATTTCGTTTTAGGAGTCATACCAAACATTCAGGGCTGTCATCGACAAATTGACAGCAGACAACGGCGGTACTATTCCAAGTTGGCTATTGCAAACGAACACCGCTGTATATCTACGACTAGGAGGTGATGCAGATTGATTGCAGTTGAACTGGTGGACCGTGTGGCCCGTAAGACCGGGTACACCCGCCGCAGCATCAGCAAGATTATCAAGGCGGCGTTTAAAGAGATCCGGGCCGAGGGTCATCTGGAGTATCGGGGATTCGGGGTATTTAAGCGGATCGCCACGCCCGAGAGAGTGTGGACAACCCCCTGGGACGGTGACATGGGGGTCAGCCTGAGCAAGAGTAAATTGACGTTTAAAGAGAGTAAACCAAACCGGCATAGGAGGAAGAAAGTATGAGTAAACTAAGCATCACTTTGGAAACTGAAGATCGGAACGTGGTGTGCGAGGTGGCCGATATGTTGCGTCGGTTAGTTTGCACCGAGAGTACTGATTACTACGGTCGGCTTGTTACTGACCCGAATTGTCTCGTACCTATGCCAAGTTGTTTTGGCCCCACCACTGTAGAGGTCAACCCGTTTGGCCAATCACAAGGATTTCCCGAGATGCCAGCTGAAGCGGGCCAATCGGCTGCGGGGGTAGCATTTAATTTTACCGAAGTTCCGGCTCCCGTATTTCCACAGGTACCCGCCGAACCCGTAGTATTTAAGACCGTCGTACCCCCGCTGGCCCCGGTGTCCCCCGGCGTAGAACTCGACGCTGACGGTCTGCCCTGGGACGCCCGTATTCATGCCAGCTCCAAGGGCAAGTTGGCCAAGACCGGACAGTGGAAACTCGCCCGTAACATCGACCCGGCTCTGGCCGCATGGGTCACCACTGAGTTAAAGGCCGTGATGGGTAATCCGGCACCGCAACATGAGTACATACCGAAGGGTGAGACGTTTACCGCACCGGCCCCCGATCAATCAGTGGTGGCCACACCACCCGCACCACCTGTAACTTACACCGAGCCACAAACAGTAACAGTTTGCCCGATACCACCGGTATTGACCATCGTGCCACCCTTGGCACCCGCTGCACCCTTGGCACCCGCCGCGCCTGCACCGCCCGCTCCAGCCCCCACGGGTAATGTGACCACCTTTCCGCAGGTCATTATGAAGCTGACCGAGATGCAAGCGGCTAAGAAGATCGCTTTTGACGAGGTGCTAGCGGTCCTGGCGACGCACGGTCTGCCGAATCTGCAGCTGCTCGGGTCGGCTAAACCGGAACTCATACCGCAGGTCATGCAGGAGCTGGAGGCGATATGGGCGGCACGTTAGTACCAGCTCCACCCGCAGCGCACGCCCGCCTCTCGCCCAGTGCGGCCAGCCGATGGGTCAAGTGCCCCGGCAGTATCTCAATGGGTGAGGCGCACCCCGACCGCAGCAGGTCCGAGTCTGCCGAGGAGGGCACTGCCGCCCACTGGATAGGTAGCGAGGCTCTGGCCAGCGGTGTGTGGCACCCAGTCGGCACGCCCGCACCAAACCACATAATCACCACCGTAGAAATGGTGGAGTGTGCCGGTGTGTACGTGCAGGCCGTAGCCGCCAGCATGGGTGAGCATCGCCCAGCCCTGGTGGTTGAGCAACCGATGGTCTGCGCGGAGATCCACCCGGAATGTTGGGGTACACCGGACTTGTGGTACTTCATTCCCGCTACATGGGAATTGCACATCTGGGATTACAAGCACGGGTTTGGCATCGTGGACCCGTATGAGAATTACCAGTTGCTCTGCTACTCAAGTGGGGCATTATGCCAGATAGCCACACAGATGGGTATGACAATGGGCCAGATTGACCAGAAAGTTACCATTGTCATGCACATCTGCCAGCCCCGTCCGTTTCATGTGCTCGGGCCGGTACGTGAGTGGCGCCAGACCGCTTGGTTCTTGCGCGGGTATATCAACACAATGGCCAACGCTGCGGCTAAGGCACTCCAGCCCAACCCAGAGTGTAAAACCGGTCCGCACTGCTTATATTGTGGTGGTGCTAAGGCTGATGCGTGCGAGGCGTTACGTAAGGCGTCATACTTGGGTGTGGATTACTGCGAATCAACCGCAGCGCAACAGCTCACGCCCGGAGCACTCAGCCGAGAGATCGCCGTGCTGCAACGTATCCAGGCGCTGGTCAAGGCCAGGTTGCAGGGTATGGAGCAACAGGCAATCGGTGTCATCAAGACCGGTGCAGTGGTGCCCGGATGGGGTATCGAGACCGGTAAAGGCCGGCAGACGTGGAACAGACCGGTCGAGGAAGTTGTGGCACTCGGTCAGATGATGGGCCTGGAGTTGGCGGCACCCACCGCAGTAATCACACCTGCTCAGGCCCGCAAGTTGGGTTTGCCGGCGGAACTGGTAGATGCGTACAGTATCGTGCCTAGCACTGGTGAGAAATTGGTAGCAACGGGCGGGTCATTGGCAAGTTTGGTATTTAAAGGCGTAACATCACCGAGTATTACAGGAGGAGAGTGACATGCAGATCAGCCATAGAGGTAGAATGCCCGGCATAGCAACAATGATGGCAATACTGGCTGCGGGTGGTGTAGGTGGTACTGCTGCGGCACTTCCGGTTCGCGGCCCGGTAAACCAACCGGCAGCACCAAGATTGCCCCGAATGTCCCTACCAGATTTTCGTCAAGCTCGGGGTAAAGCGGGGCGTCCCAAACGTCATAAAAACCCAGCAAAATGCGCTACAAAAGCTAAATTGCGCCGTCGTCGTGCAGCATAACCGGTCCACGGACCGTATTACAGGAGGAGAGTAACCATGTCAGACATTTTATTTCCACCGGGCAGGATGATTGGCGGCAACCTCGACAAGCTGTTCCCCCGTACCGAGGCGAACGGTACCCCCAAAATCGGCAAAGACGGTCAGCCCGAGATGCAGTGCTCTATCGGGTACGCTATCCCCAAAGGTACCGAGACGCACTGGAGCCAGACACCGTGGGGCTCCGAGATCTTCAAAGTCGGTTCGGCTGCTCACCCCAATCTGGTGCAGTCCCCCTCGTTCAGCTGGAAGATCACGGACGGCGACAGCCAGCTGCCCAACAAAAAGGGTAAACGCCCCTGCGACCAGTCGGCCTATCCGGGCAACTGGGTTATGTGGCTGTCACAAGGCTGGCTGCCCAAACGGGTCAATGCCAACGGCACTATCGAGTTGCCAGAGGGCTCCATTGTACCGGGCTTCTACATCCAGGTATTTGGTAGCGTGGCGGGTAACAAGCTCGTACCAAACGGTACGCCTGGCGTGTACCTCAATCCTATCGCCGTGGCACTGATCGGTGAGGGTGACCGCCTTACCGTGGATGTTGACACTACAGCGGTCGGTTTTGGTACTGCTCAGTTGCCGCCAGGTGCTCGACCCGTAACAATGGCCGCACCGGAATTTGCGCAACAGCCCCCCATCGGTGCCCTCGCCCCAGCGGGCTTTGCGTCTCAGCAGGGCCAGCCGGCTCCGGGCTACCCCGCCGGTGGTGTACAGCCCGCTCCAAATTTCCTGCAGCCTTCGGGTGCTCCCGTGGCTCCAGGTGTGCCGACCGTGCCGCCCGCCCCTCCTGCTGGTCCGCAGATGACGGCCAAAGCTGCAGGTGCGCCGTACTTGGCGTTTATCGCGCAGGGCTGGACGGACGAGATGCTGCGTGCTCAAGGGTATATGGTATAATCTAACAATGAAGCCAGCGGCCCGTGTGGGCCGCTGGTATGGAGTGCACCATGAGTCTCAATCAAGATGATTTGCAACGTCTGCGCGATGGTATCAGTAGGGGGTGGGATTTTACCCACTGTCACGAGATAGACTTCCAGGCGGCTGTAACGGAATTGCTGGACGATGCGCTGGAGGGCGGTGTGTCGCTGGCGCAGAAGGTGTATGACTGTTGGCCGGGTCTATCGGAGTTGGATAGCGCGGTGGAGGATCTGGATACTCAGGTGGAATACCTAGATTCAATCGAAGTACCGTTACACGAACCCGAATTTACGGCGGTTTGTAACGCCCTGCGTAAAGTTCAAGAAACGATAACGGAATTTAGAGACCGGTTGAATGCCGCCGACCAGGAAGCGAGTAACTTACTATGATACCACAATCCGAATGGCACGCTGCACTGACCGCAGTACTGCATGGTGTCCCTCTCAGTCACCCCAAGCATCCGGCGCTGGCCTGCGTGCTGGTAGAATTTGCCGACGTGTCCGAGTTGCGACTGATTGGCTCAGATGGTGAGCGTATAACGGTGGTCTGTCTGACTGTTGAACATGGCCAACCGGTCAATGGGACGTTCCAGATACCGGTCATTGAGGCACGGGGCATGCTTGACATCTTCCCGCCAGATGCTGAGGCGCGGGTAACACTCTGTTTCATGGGCAACACGCTGATGGTCACAAACCAGTTGGCCGTGGCGGGATGTGAGCATGCTGTCTGCTCTACCAAATACCCCGAGTACCGCAAGGTGATGCACTACAAGCGGTGCCCGCCAGATCCCCGGTGGTTCAACCGGCAATTTATGATAGATGCACTGGCCTGTATGGATGGTCTGGCTGACACGGTGGGCTTGCACATTAATGGTCTAGTCGGGCCGGGGTATATTGACGCGGTGCTGCGGGATGGGCTGGAGTGCATTACCAGCATACGGGTCGGGTTGGCCAGCGTGCCGGGGCCGGTGGGGGTGGAGAGTTGATCACTTACGGGTCGGTGTGTAGCGGAATAGAAGCGGCCACATTAGCGTGGGAGCCGTTGGGCTGGCAAGCGGCGTGGTTCTCCGAAATTGAGCCGTTCCCAAGTAAGGTGCTGGCGTACCGTTGGCCGAGGGTACCAAACTTCGGAGATATGTGCCAATTACCTGCGCTCATACGAGCTGGTATGCTGGACGCTCCGGATGTGCTGGTGGGCGGTACTCCTTGTCAGGCTTTCAGTGTGGCTGGGCTGCGGCAAGGAATGCTCGATCCCCGTGGTATGTTATCTATTAAATTTATTGAGGTGGCTAATGCTATTGACGAGCGACGACCCGACAAACCTTGCACAGTCCTATGGGAAAACGTCCCCGGAGTTCTTAATTCCAAAGACAACTCGTTCGGATGTTTTCTCGCCGCTCTTGTCGGGGAAGAAATCCCACTCGAACCGCCAGGGGGTAGATGGACGAACAGTGGTTATGTGTATGGACCCCAAAGAACCGCTTGCTGGAGAATTCTCGACGCTCAGTTCTTTGGAGTGGCCCAGCGACGCAGACGTGTGTTTGTTGTCGCAAGTGCTGGAGACATCCGTGTCGAGCAAATACTTTTTGAGCGCGAAGGCGTGCGCCGGGATACTCCGCCGAGCCGAGAAGCGGGGCAAGACGTTGCCGGGTATGCTGCGGGTAGCATTGGAATCGACGGTGAACAAAACGCAAGCATTGAGTCCATCGGCACCCTGCGGTCACACCAGTCGGGGGGGGTATGAAGGAGCGCGAGTAGCCGTCAACACGACCGGCGCGGGTTTCTGGCAGGAGGGTTTTGGTACGCTTCGAGCGAGAGAACAAGAATCGCATGAGCATTTAATTTGCATGTCAACCGGCCAAGCTGGCGCTGAGATTGGGATTGGGATTGGGACAACGCTCAACTGCAACCATGAGGCACCGATAGTTACACAGCAGTCAGTTGCGTTCTGCCAAAATACCCGTGATGAAGTGCGTTTGATGGGTGGTGACGGTCAGATAGTCGGTGCGCTTGCCGCGGAACCGGGAATGAAACAAACCTGCTATGTAGCTCAGAGCCAGTACGGCGCGGTAGCGGGTAGTCTGACCGCACGACACGATAGCAGCCCATGCGCCGACCGGGGAATGAATGTGATTTGCTTTGAACCCGGCATAGCCGCCCGAGAGGGTAACCCGAACCGTTTTGCCGACAACGTGTACCCCACCTTGCGGAAAGATGCAGGAGATAATAAACCCGCCGTTGCCACGCACATGCAAGTCCGCCGACTTACCCCGCGGGAATGTGAGCGCCTACAGGGAATGCCTGATGACCATACGGCTATCCCCGGCGCGGCGGACGGTCCGAGGTATCGCAGTATTGGAAATTCTAAAGCTGTTCCTGTTGTAACATGGATTGGCAAAAGAATTGATCGAGTTTATAAACAGCTTGATCGGGATCAAACACAATAATACCCGCTTTAATTAACTGATAACCAACCGTTTCTAAAGACTTATGACATTTAGTATGACCAGATTGATTGGGGAACACGTGCAAATTTTCAATTTCATTATCTGTTTTATCACCATTAATGTGATGCACAATCTCACCCTTCTTAGCTTCGGTTATTATTCTATGCACCAGCAGTCGTTCCGATCTACCGTTCCCTCTCGCTTTAACTTTTTGGTTGACACAATTATCATGTGTTCGATGAGTGCGTTCTACAGACGGATCACCCGATACTGTACTAAACTCAGCATTTATTTGCGACGTAACAGCAACATACCCCCGTCGGTTACTCATGCCAGGTGGCAAACCGTCGATTTTTTTAGAGTCTGCGTGCAACGGGTTCCCGTGTTTTCTGTCCATTTGGTAGTGTCGCCAGCACATTTCTTTAGCTACTGCGGGTCGGTCGCAAAAAGCGCATTTTCTACCAACTACCTTCCCACCCCATTTGTAATCGGGACTGCCGTGCTTATTTATTCTTTTGTAGTGCATCAGACAAAAACCGTGTGCCGCATGTTTTCTGCCGCAACCTTCCACCGAACACAATCTACTCATAACTACCTCCGCTCGTCGTTTGTGGAAACCATAACACTGTTTAAAGTAATAGGCAAGTTATTTAAAGTAATAGGAAAGGCACAGCTATGCCTATAGATTACATATATGATATAGAGACCTACCCCAATGTGTTTACCTGCTTCATCAAACAGGCCAGCACACCGAGCCGCTGGCTATTTGAAATATCCGACCGGTGCAATGACCATGACCAAATGATACAGTTTATCCGGTATCTGGTCTCGTCAGAAGCCCGTATGGTCGGTTTTAATAACCTGGGATTCGACTGGCCGGTGGTAGATTTCATATTGTCTACGCCGGCAGTCACTCCTGCTGCGATTTATCAGAAAGTCGTATCAATCATACATGCCAGCGGTGACGACTCCGACGACCGCTGGCGGCATATCATCTGGAATCCGATTGTACCGCAGATTGACCTCTATAAAATTCACCACTTTGACAACCAGGCTCGTCGTACCAGTTTGAAAGCGTTGGAGTTCAACATGCGGTCGGCCAGTATCGAGGATCTACCGTATGCACCCGGTACCGTACTGACCAGCAACCAGATTGACCGCCTGATCACCTACAACGCACATGACGTGGAATGTACCGAGGAATTTTATCATAAGTCTGTAGACGCTATTCAATTCAGGGAACAATTGTCTGCCAAGTATAACCGCAACTTTCTTAACCACAATGATACCAAGATCGGCAAAGACTACATGATCATGGAGCTGGAGCGGCTGGTGCCGGGATCGTGCTATCTTCCAGGTACTCGGACTCCCCGCCAGACGTACCGCGCACAGATTGCGCTGGCAGATGTGATATTTCCTTATATTCAGTTTACCCGACCGGAATTTACCGCAGTGCGCGACTGGTTTGCTGCTCAGGTTATCAGCGAAACCAAAAAGATATTCAGCGACATACTATCTGACCGGCTGGGACAGTTGGCTCAATATGCCACTCTCAAACCAGTCAAGGGCGGTGGCAGTAAAGCGGTCACCCTGAACACGGTGGTCAATGGCTTTCAATTCGACTTCGGCACGGGCGGCATACACGGGTCGGTCAGCAGCCGGACCGTTCGCAGTAGTGACACCCATTGCATCCTGGACGTGGATGTGACCAGCCTTTATCCGTCAATCGGTATTGTCAACCGTCTGTATCCTGAACATCTGGGCGAGACGTTTTACAGCGTATACTCCGGCGTTAAAGACCAACGGGTCAGCTATGCGAAAGGTACGCCTGAAAATGCAATGCTTAAACTGGCCCTAAATGGTGTGTACGGTGATAGCAACAATCAATACAGCCCGTTTTATGACCCGCAATATACAATGGCGATCACAATTAATGGTCAGTTGCTGCTCTGCATGCTGGCCGATTCGTTGATGTATATTCCGGGCCTGGAGATCATTCAAATAAATACTGACGGTATCACGGTCTATTTGCCCCGTGGGATGCAATGGGTATTCGACCACTTCTGCCGGTGCTGGGAAGGTGTGACAGCATTGAATTTGGAACAGGTTGAATATCAGGCAATGTATATCCGGGATGTCAATAATTATATTGCAGTCACACTGGAAGGTAAGGTTAAAAGTAAGGGTGCTTATGAGCATAAAGATCTGGGTTGGCACAAGGATCATTCGGCGTTGGTCATTCCGAAAGCGGCTGAAGCGGCTCTGCTGCATGGCACACCGGTTGACCAGTTCGTGCGGTCACATGGGGATATGCTTGACTTCATGTGCCGAGCCAAAGTACCGCGCAACAGTCGATTGATGCTTGGTGAGCGGCAGATTCAGAACGTCAGCAGGTATTATGTCAGTCATACAGGCGCGTCGTTAGTCAAAATCATGCCACCGTTGGCTAAGGTGCCAGACAAGGAACGATCAATCGGTATTGCAGTTGGATGGTTGGTTACCGAGTGTAACAGATTGCCGACCAGCATGCCGGGTGACATCAATTATGAATATTATATCAGCGAGGCGGAAAAGCTGGTTAATCCGCTGGTAGCCAGATGATATGCGCGTGTGGCACTGAGTACCCCGACGGCTCGGGCCGACGAAAAAGATGCCCGCCGTGCGCCATCATTCGACGCAACCAGCAGGCATCTGCTTGGTACTATGCTAATCTGAGGCCAGCTGCACCCCGACAGTATGTTAGACGGGTGGTGCTGGGTCAGTCGGCGGTGGAGACAGAATAGTTGCGGCTTCTGCTGCCGCAGCGAGTACAGCCTGCGCTTGTCCGGTCTGGCTCTTGATAGCGTTGTAGTGATCCGCTATTGTCAGTGCTTGGGGGGCAAGTGTGGCCGCCACATTAATTGCTGGTGTCAGGGAATCGGTACCGAGGGAATGTAGCCCGCTAGTCACAAACCCCGCTGCTATACCGGCCCCCACATTAATAGGTACCGTACCTGTAGCCATACCAAAGCAGGTCGCTCCGCCTGCTGCCAGTTGAGCGATACCCTTAATACTGCTGGCCGGATCAGCTGCGATGTTTTTAAAGAAACTGCTGAAGAAACTCCCGAGTTTACTCCACATACTTACACCTCCTTTATTTAATGTACGGTACGCCTGCTGCATCCAGCTCCAGAACCAGAGCGTCAACCAGTGCAGCAAATTGCTCAGTCCAGGTTGGGACGGGCACGGCTGCGGGAAATGTTGCTGCAAGAAACGTGTTGGCAGCGGCCACCACCTCCTGCAATGCGTCGGCTGGGGTCTTGGTGGTGTCGGCGGCCTGCGACCAGATTCCACCCGAGTCGTTTTTGTTGATGGTGAGCGTGTTGGTGGTATCCTCGAAAACAAGAATGAGGGTATCGGAGCCAAGGGCCAATGTGCTGATTGTTTTTGTCATGATATAGTCCTCCGTGCATAAACTGACCGCCTAAGCGGGTTACAACTCACCGTTATACAGCTTGATTTCGTTTGCCCTGCGAGTTACGAGTCCGTCACATACGACATGCTGACCGTCCTTGGTTATCTTATTCCAAACGGCCATACGAGCTGGTACGCCATCATAGTTGCCTGAGTTGAGAGTGGATAGAGCACTGGATGTCATAAACCCACTATTACCGATGTTGAACGCAAATATGGTTAAAGCGTCAAACTGGTTTTGGTTCAGCGCCACCTTGACGGAGCTGTTAACCACGCATTCCACGGGGTAAAGGTCTTGCGCAAGCAGGTCAAGTGATTGCTGCTCTGTTATCCCGTCGTGGGCGGCAACCTGCACCCCTTTAATGGTGATAAGTCCACTCGCCCGCTCGGATTTGGTAAGTAGATGGCCTATTCCGATAGTAGGTAAACCGGCAGAGTCTTTGTAGAGGTGTAAAACATTATCCTCCCATTGTTCCAGCAGATTCAATCCGTGATTTGATACTTTCATTTATTCCTCCTAAAATTATGGGTGAACCTCCTATATATCAAAGTATGGATTTGCTCTGTATTTTATACCGTTCAAATCCATATGAACACCTGCATACGTACTAACACCGTATATTGTCACTGCTCCTGTGCTGCTATCTATTCGTAACTCAGCCGTGAATAAACCTGTTGCCGTTGACACTGGGCGTAAAATAGATACACCACCAAGCGGTAAGTATCCAAGTGGTACTACAAATATTTGGGTTCCGTCCGTTAAAGTTCCGGCATTTATTGACCCTGACAATGTAACCCACTCCTGATCCGTTTTTTCCATAAGGGGCGGAGTTGCGTAAGTTACCCACCCACCGGTCAAAGTGATGGCTTTACTTAACCCCATAGTACCTAAACCAGCATCCTGGATGATTAACGGGTACGTCGTTCGGTCATCTACAAGCGATCGCCAAGAAGGGTAAGACGGTGACCCATTAATCATTATAAAGTTTTCTCTTGTTTCTGCACCCCGACATTTCACAGTGAGTTTAAGAGCGCACTGCGTAGCAGAAAAAGCCATTG